TCTTGGGTGCTTGAGCCCAATTCCGTTTTTTCTTCCGTGGAGACTGCGGCAATGGATGGTTTGCCAGTGGGTTTGGTGTACCATCCCTCTCCGCCTTTCTCCTACAGCGGAAATACAGGCTGATAATCGAGTGCTTGGTTACTGTCTCACCTGCAATCCTGCTTACCTCCACAGCCAACTGTCTGGCCCTAATACCAGGTTTCCAAACTTCCTTGATCAGCTGTACCTTTCCCAACGTGTCAGCAGATTCCCACTTCGACATCGAGTCCCTTCTTACCTGCTCTTACTCTTACTCTTGGTCTTCATGGTTTGACCGATATGGAATCGCCCACAGAACCTGCACCTGTAGACCTGACTTGGCTTCCCCCTCTTCCGCCTTCGGCTGGCAACCTTCTCAGCGAGTGAGAAACTGTCAAACGGTTCCTTTCCGTAACAGGTTGCGACCTCCTGCTCGTCAATGTCCGGTAACGTCAACATGCAGCTGTCATCACGTCTCCTTTCATACTGATTTGTTGTGCAATTAACTGCAAAACGTCAATACGTTTTTAGGTAAGCCACTGTCTTGTGGTGGCTTGCCTTAGGGTCGGGGTTTGGTAGAAGGACCGACTACCGGTCCTTCGATTTCAGCTTGCGGATGGCGACTTCGACGCTGGCCCCTTGAGTGCGGCGCGGACTATCTCACGAAGCCCCATAAGGATTTTATGGAGTACATCAACAACAGGTCCATCGTACCATTCTTCACCAATTTTCACTCGGTGGTAATCTGAGCCGTTCTCATTGATACCGTTGGTGATGATACTATCAATGCCCTCCAGTGCCTCCTTCAGCCGCTCGTTCTCTGCCGCCAGTTCGGCAAGCTGCGCCTCTAGGGCGTCGATGCGGGTGCGAAGGTTGGCGTTTTCCTCAAGCGCTAGATGCAATCTCGCTTTCGCGAGTAGAGGCCGGAGGATCAGTTCCTTAGCCATTTTCACCTCCTTCCAGTGCGCAGCGGGCAACATGAAGAGCCATATCGATCTGTCCGTAATCGAGCTGCTGCTCAATCTGCTCCAACGCCTTCCGCAGCCGCTCGGCGCGGGCTTTGGCTTCGCTCTGTGCGGCGGTAACGCGATTCCACTCAGCCACCAGCAGCTCAATCTCCCTCAGCGCGCACTCGTAGTGCCTCGGGCCCCAGCCCCAGCAACCGGGGGCGTGCGTGATTTGTCGGTCAGTCATTGCTGTTCTCCTTCGACAGCGCGGCGCGGGCTGCATCCATTGCGTAATCCCAAACAAAACCATTCATCTCGACCATTTCCACCATAGTTTCTAGGGCATCTCGCAAAGCATCCCGCTCCTCAAGCAGCGCCCTGATGGTGTCTGGGTCGCAGGCGGCGATTAAGGCGGCATTAGCGACGGATTCTCGATTTTCTGGCAGCGCGAAGTGCTCTGCACCCCACTTCGCACGGCTCGTTATAAGTCTGAGATACGCGGTAGCGACGGTGATCTCGTCGCTGCTGATCGAGATTCCGCAATGACCGTTCTGGTCGCCAACCTTCCACGGCCCCGGTGTTGGCCCCGACGCAAGGGCTTTTCTGATCTTTGCGTAGCGGTCATCATCTGTCGCATCACGCGCGGTCATCGTCCGGCCTCCTCCAAATACTCCCTGATCGCCTTGACGCACGCAGGGGCGGTGGTGTGGCGGGCGATTTCAGTGTCTCGGTCGTCGATCACGATCAGTGTCGGGACGCTGCGAATACCGTGGTCGTTCGCCAAGTCTGGGTGGGTCTCAATGTCGATCACCGTCACGCCTGCCCTATTGCCCTCCGGCAGCTTTTCGATCTCGGCCTTTACGGCTTGGCAGGGCTGACACCATGATGCAGTAAAAAGGATCAAGCTCGTGTTCACCTTACAGTCTCCGTAAATACGTTACACACCCAAATACCGCTTAAGTACGGTGGGTATCATTGAAGGTCACGGGCCTAGTCCGTGTATAACTTGGCCCGAACAGCGCAATCCTTCGCCTCCAGCAGCTTGCGCAGGGCAAAGGCACGCTCCTCATTATCCGGCAGCTTGTTCACGATGTGCTGGGCCAGGTCGTGAAACTCCTTCGACACCTCTTGCAAATAAGTCGGAAGGTGCTTGTAATCGAAAAATTTCAGGATCGGTTCATCCTTAGTCATAGGTACCTCCAAGTACGGCAGCAATCTCAACTGCCCTCACGTTTTTTCCTTGTTGCCCTCAATGATGACATAGTAGGCGTACTTGCCATCCTTCTGCAGCTCCCGAATGAGCTTTGGGTTGCTCAGCCCGCCGAGAGCCTTCCACTTCTTGTGTGTGATGCGCTTCTTCATGATGATGCAATTAATTGCAATCCCTTCGTTTAAGAAAAAAGCTAATAATTTCAATCACTTAGCTGGGTTTGAGCCTTCAGCGCGTCAATCACGCCAGACTCCACCCACACCATGTCATGCCCGGCACTCGCTGGAAACACCTGCTCGGCAACGTGCTTTTTCAGATAGGCAACGTTACCCGTCCGGTAGACACCCTCCGGCGTCATGGCATCCGACTTCACGCGATCCACCTCCACCAGTATCAGGAAGCCCTCATCAATCTTCTGCTGATCATCCGGACATATCTGAAAGCCGGTGACGGTGAACCGGTCGAACCTCTTCCTCATCCTCTGATCCAGCAACAGATTGCCGGTCTCGAACGCCCGCCCGCAGGCAGGACAGACCTTCTGTTCCAGCGTGACATAGCTCTTATCGCTCATTTCCTTTCCTCCATCATGTTCTTTGTCATGGGTCACTTCTCCGGCAGTGGCTTGATGGGCATCCAGTAGATCGGCCTGAGCGGTACGTAATGCGATCCCGTGGCCCGCCATTCCCGAAACAGTCTCATGTAATATCCCACGCAGACATTCCCGTTGCTTTCACCCAGCAGTACCCGCGTACCATCCTTCGGGGCCGTCTCAATCGACCTCCAATCCATCTGAGCCTGCATCTCTGCCTCCTGCTATCCCAGAACGGAATCAATCCATCAGCCCGCCCTCGAACAGAGACGCATAACAGATCGAAGAAATCAGGTTCCGGAAGTCATCCGCCTGCTGCCTCCTCTCATACGAAGGCACATGCGGCAGCTTGTAGGCCAGCAACCAAATCTTCCGCACAATCTCCCTGTTCGTCGGCTCGCTCAGCGCTTCTGTTGTTTCCATGGCCCTGGAAAGCGGATACCCCAGATACTTCCCCTCAATGGCCATGTCCGCCATGCTCTCATAAAACTCGCACAGCGGATGGGCTGATGCCGGTGCAGTCAGAAGCATCACTGCAACCATCAATGCCTTTCTCATCGTTTCTCCCCTTTATCTGTCGAGGGCCATGTAATAGGCCCATGAACCGTTCTTCTGCTGGCGTCTGAACAGGCTGCTGTTTCTGAACCCTCCCAGACGATACCAGTGGTCTTTCGTGATCCTGACAATCATCGTTCTCACGGCCACAGCTCCGGGTGTCTGTGCTCTCCGTTCAGGTGCTCCCCTCTCAGGAAAGCCAGGCGTCTCATGTCCTCGAAGCCTGCTCCGGCCCTGTGTGCCTTGACGCTGGCGAGCGTTGCTTCCTGCAGGGTCGAGTGGTCGAGGAATTTCTTCCACGCCTTGCGGTCGCCGGTTCTCAACATTTCATCGATCTTTTTCATCGTGCCCTCCACTTTTTTCACGGTTCGATCACCCGTGCCTCCGGTGTCGTGGATGCTCGTTGATCAGCTCATAAGTGTGTCCGCCTGTCCGGATGGCTCCCCAACAGTTCAGGTCAAACCATGTTCTCGGCAGTTGGTGTTCTGCTTCGGGCAGGCCCTGATCATTGATCGCAATGCAGCGTTCCCAGCCGTTGGTGCCCATGCCGGTTCGCATGACCTTCTTTTCAACACCATCAATCCTGATGCGCACGATCATTCGTATCCTCCGTGATCTCGTGAAACATCAAACCGGAAGGGGTCCGTTCAGTACGTTGAACAGGCGTTCCGTGATTTCGCTGAAATTGAATGCCCAGGCCAGGGATGCTCCGATGATGGCCATGACCGTGACAATGACCACAATTCTGAAGTCGTTCTTCCTCGCCTTGTCGTGCTCGTTCGTGAACTGCATTTCTTCCTCCGTGATTGGTGTTGCCTATACATCTTTTCTAGCAGACAGACATTTCCAGACAATCAGAAAATGTCGCAAATGCTCGCACACACATCTGAATTTTTTTGGTGTCGCTTGGGTCGCTGCCTTTTGAATGGTCGCTACTGAAAAATCGCACCCACTCTGATGTCTCTAGAACCGACAAAAATTCTACTCGCTTTGATGTCTCTAAGACTGACAAAAATTCTACCCATTTTGGACGCGTATAGGGTTCGTCCCAGCGGACAGGGGGCTCTCGTGATTCCCGGAGCGCCGGTGGGGGCTCTAGGCCCCCGCTCGCTTACGCCGCCTCCGCCGAGCCGACCCAGCCATACGGGAGCTGGCGGTTGATCTGGTTACCCTTCCAGGCTGGGATGGTCATTATGGTGACCGTGTAACCATCGTCGTCCACCACCTTCTTGTTCAGGATGACCGACTTGGGGAGCCACACTTCCCTCTCGACTTGGATGCCCTGTGGACCGACCGTTTCGAGGATGTGGAGCTCGGCCTTAGCCGTGGACTTGAGAATGCCGTAGGAGATGACAGTGTGGTGAGCCATTTTTGGGTCCTCCATTCCGTTGGTTACCATGACTCTTCACTATCACCGTACATGACTGATGCAAGCATGTTGGTGCAATTAATTGCAACAAGATACGTTACTCTCCTTCGGCTTCTATTCGCCCCAGAAATGACCGGATGAAAAAGTGAGGGATTGATGGTCCCCCACGCTGGTGCGCTCTGTTGAGCTCAGAACATCTGGTACAGGCCGATGACCATCTTGTTGATGGCCTTCAGCTTGCTCACGGTCATCATCCGACGCATCGGGTCTGTGGATGCATCCAGATCGTTGATCAGGCTCTTCTGCATCTCCACGATGGTCAGCTTCGTCTTCTGGATGGCTGCCTCTTCACCGGCGTTGCTCTCTATGTCCTCAAGGCACCGGATCACGTTCTTGTACAGCTCTACCTGTACGCTCATCTCAACCAGGTCGCTGCCTCTCCACTCCAGTGTCTGGAACGGGTTCTCCTTCATCTCTTCTATCAGCCGCTGAACACTCAGCTCGGCCTCGAAAACCCACGCCTGAAGCGTCTCAATGATCTGCTTAAAATTGTGGCTCATCTTTCTCTTCCCTGAGTTGGTGTTGAAGTTGATGCTCTTTCTCTAGCTCGCCCCCACTCAGGGGGCAAGCAGGATTTTGCAATTAATTGCACTCAGTGCAGCGGCTCAACGGACACGCAATCGTCCAGCTCCAGCAGGTCCCAGCCCTTCTCTTCCAACTCGTCTCTCGCCTTCACGACTGCCCCACTCACGTCCTGTGCCTTCACAACCGTCTCGGCTGTGGCCAGGTGCTCGCCCAGAAAGCCGATCCACGTCACCTTGAACTGCTGGAGGTTCGAGAGCTTCAAGAGGTTCATCTTCTTCATCCCTGATTGGTTGCTACTACCTCATCTCTAGCACAGGGCCCCGCCACCGCAAGCGGGGCCCTGCAATTAATTGCACTCAGATGTACGCGCTCTCGCTCACACCCAACCGGCGGCGTATCTTGTCGCCCTCCCGCTTGATCGCCTTGATCCACTTGGGGTTGCCCGAGTGCTTGGAGTAGAACTCCTGTGCCAGGATCACGCACGCTCTCATCAGGTAACGCTCCTGAACCTTCTTGGTGCGCCCATACAGTTTGTTGTAGAAGATGTTGGCCTTCTCGTAGACCTCAACCAGGTACTCGCGGTACTCCTTGTTTTCCGCCATGTCCTGCGCGGTGGCCTCATTCGGCTCGATGACCCAGTGCTTGGGGGCCTTGAAGGGTGCGGGCTTGAAGAAAGTAGCCATTTGAGTTTCATCCCTGATTTGGTTGACGATGCTTCTTCACTAGCACGTAGGTGGCTGGGGTCAAGCACAGAATTGCAATTAATTGCAATCATCGACGCAAAAAAGAGCGAGGTCGCCCCCGCCCTTCTGCGTTTCTCAAGCCTACCCGAACAGGGGCGAGAAGCCGTAGAGCAGTCCGGCGTAGGCTGCCCTCGTGAACTCCTCCATCACGTTGCGGCTCGGGCTGGTGGAGTGCGACACGTTATAGGCACGCTGCATCACTTCCTGCTCGACCAGCTTGCGGACTGCTGCGATGTGCGCCTCTTCGGTGAGGTCGGTGTCCATCTCCAGCTTGGCCTTCACGCTCTGGAACACCCTCAACTCTGCTGCCGCCTTCATGGCGTTGTCGCCCCAGTCGAATGCGTAGTACGGGTCTTCCGCGAACTTCTTCTGGAACTCTTCCAGCTGGTGCTGGGCCATCTCGATCCGGTCGTTGAGGCGCTCGATGATCTGGGACTTCGTGTAGGCGGTCATTTATTTACTCCTATGGTGAATGGCGTTGACATCTTCTTCATAGCTCGGGGGCGATCCCCGAGCAAGCAGTATTGCAATTAATTGCACGCTTCAAATCGGGCGGACCACGGCAGCTTCACGGCAGACGCATCGGAGTGCTTCACCGCGACGTAGCCCCAGCGGCTGGCCCGTGGCAGATGGCAAATCAAGGTCACCTTCTGCCCGTTCCAGAGCCTGGTCGCCACCCGCTCCCGTGGCACCTGATAGTATCGGCACAGGCTATCGATCTGATCATCGATCTTCTTCTCCAAATTGCGGACAGGATCAGTCACGACGGCCATCTGTCGAATACCCTCGACCGTCCAACCATTCTCGACCCACTTGCGAGCGATCAGCTTCGGGTTCAGGCCGTAATCGTCGGCTATGCTGGCGAACAGGGCCTCATTCGGCTCCTCGCCCCCAAGCACTGCGTCTTTCACGTCTCTCAGGGCATCTGCTAGGCTCATCATTCACTCCTTGGGTCGATGTGTTGCTATACTTTTGTCATAACTTGTGACTATGCCTTGTCAATCGGTTTGTGCAATTAATTGCAATCACCGGGACTCGTAGTACTCCTCGATGGCCCTTTCCTCCAGCTCCTCCCACTCCTTCTTGCTGATCTTGTTGTACAGCTTCGGGGTGAACGGACGCCCGTTCGGGAACATCACCTGTATGTCGTCAACGTAGGGCCGAGCCAGCCCGACGTCCGGTTCGGCGGACGCGATGTAGGCTTCAACCTCTACCGGCATACCCCCGAAAACTCTCGCGCTGAAGGTGACGTACATTTTCAATCTCCATTCCCTTGGTTGATCCTGCACTCTCACTAACACAATACCAACCGAATGCAATCAGGAAATTGCAATTAATTGCATTCGGCAATTGTGCATCAGTCACCGCCACTCCCCTTACTCGGCTCTCTGAACGTCACGGCACACTTGCTCGACAGGGCCAACCCAGCTACGACTGGGAGCGCCACCAGGGCGACGCTCACCAGCGCAATTCGCTTCCACAACACCTTCTTCAACTGCGCCTCCTCAGTACCAACCATCCTTCGTCCGGCCCGACCGCACTTCCAGCACGATGTCGTTGGGCCACATTTCCTTGAACTGCTTCACCGCCGCCTCCGGTCCGGTGGCCCAGATGTCGGCCTCCGCCGCGAATTTCTGGGCTGCGTGTCTCTTCCAGAGGATGATGTAATGATTGAGAGTAGCCATTGGTGGTCTCCATTCCCTTGGTTGCACTATCTCTTCTCTAGCACGGCACACTACTGTTGCAAGCAGGAAAATGCAATTAATTGCATTGGGGAGGACGTTAGTCCTCCACCGGTACGCACTCCTTGAAGTCGGCCTGCTTGCGGCGCTTGCTGATGCGCTTTCCGCGACTATCATACACAAACACGTCCCTGTACCCGGAGAAGGTGCACACACCGCTGTAGAGCTTGCCCGCAAACTTGAACCTGTACTGATGACCCACAACCAGGTCATTCTCTTCTGGGAGTCCGATGGTTAAAATGGTGTTACGCATGAGTCTCATCCCTGAGTGATGTGGTTGGTGTTGATGGTTTCTCTCTATCTGACCACCCGCCGATTGCAATCAGCATTGTGCAATTAATTGCAATGGCCGGGGGCTTAGCCCCGGCACGATCCATCCCGCAGGAAGGGCGCTGGGCGGGTGCGGTAGTCCCTGATCTCGTTCACCTTGGGCTTGGGCTCCCACTTCACCTTGTAACCACGGGTCCCGTCCTTATCCGACACCCACGCCGTCCATCCGGACACCTTCACCGAAACCGTGGCTGCTTTCTCTCGTGCGGGCCGACCTCCCAGCTTCTTGGCCAGGTCCCCGACCGTGAGCTTCCGGGTGAACGACTGGAGGGCCTTCTGCACCGCATCGTGCGCATTACCATCAATCTCAACGCACACGTAGTTGGTGGGGTTGCTGCCGTTGTAAATGAGGATGGTGGTCATCTCTCTCTTCCCTGAGTTGGTTGGTGTTGATGCACTCTCACTAGCACAGGACCCCGCTGATGCAAGCGGGGTCGTGCAATTAATTGCAATTAATTAGCCTCTTTTAACCACGCCACCATCTCGGGAGTGAACGTGCCGTTGTCGGTGAACACTTCGATCGGATCATCGTCTTCACTGACGTGGACGTAGAGAGGATACGGGTCCCTGCTGTTCAGGGGACGCCTCAGCGGGTACAGCTGACCCCGAACAATCAGGTGGACGTTCAGCAGGTAGGTCGATCCATCCGACTGGTCCTGCTCAACGTGGAACTGCCCACCCGTGTACTTCAGGCAATCCTCCATTCCCATCTTTTCGAGGTTCAGGTACAGCTGCCCATAGCACTTGAGCAGATTGCCTTCGTTGAACAGGTCCCTCGGGATCACGCGATCGTAGGTCATTCAGCTGTCTCCTTCAGTGCAATTAATTGCAATCAATTGTCGGTTTGCTCGTAGCCCTGCAGGTCGTACACGGCCTCCAGCATGGCCTCCAGGAACTCAACCTGTGCCTCTGTTTCCTCCCTCGGCTGGAGCCACCCCTGTGCCACCCGGATCAGCTGTTCCAGCGTCTCCACATCGCGGTTGCGCAGCGCCTCAGCGGCGGCGGTGAGGAGTTCGTGCCTGTAGTTGATCTCGATCATTTTTTCATCCCTGAATTGGTTGGTGTTGGAGTTGATGCTCAAGCTCTAGCACAGGGCACCACTGTTGCAAGCGGTTTTGTGCAATTAATTGCACTATCGCTGGAGGGAGGCCGGGAGTTCACCCGGCCCCGTGGTGTATCATCAGAGGTTGTAGGAGTATTTCACGTTGGTGAGGCACCGGGAAACCCAGTGATCATACTCCTTGAGATTGGTCTGTTTGACAATCTCGTTGTACACGTGGTTGGTGAGAAACCGAGGTTCATTCCCTGTCACCATCTTGAGGGCAGCCAGGAGGATTTTCACATCCGATTCAGTGAGAGTGATGGTGTGGGTCATTTTTTCATCCCTGAAGAGTAGTTGAAGATGCTTCTTCTTCACACGCGGAGAAGCGGGGGTCAAGCAGAAAAATGCAATTAATTGCAATTGGTGATGCAGACCGAGATAGTTAACATGTTAAGCAGGTGCCCACCCAAGACGCGCAGACCAAGATCATTAACATGTTAAATGTTCGCGTGTGATGCAATTAATTGCAATGCAAAAGCGGGGGCGTTTCCGGCCCCCGCCGCTGTTTACGGATGGAAGATTTTCCCTTCCTCGTCCAGTTCGGCGTAGAGGTCGTCCCCGAGAGCTTCCTGTGTGGCGACCAGCTGTTGAGCGTAAATTTCTTCGTTCGTAACCTCGATCCCGGTCTGATCCGCGATCCTGTGGAAGAGCTGGCGGGTAGGAGAGTTACCGCCCGTGGGGCTGATGGCCCCGAGTGCCAGCATGATCAGTTTCGCTTCGGTGGCGGTGAGGGAGAGATTGATCTGGGTCATTGTTTTTCTCCTATGGTGATTGGCGTTTACATTTTCTTCACTAGCACAGGACCCCGCCGTTGCAAGCAGAAAATGCAATTAATTGCAATTATTGATGCAGACCGAGATCATTAACGTGTTAAATGTTAACGTGTGAATGGTGCACATGTTATGCAGACGGAGATCATTAACATGTGAATGTTTCACGTGTGGTGCAATTAATTGCACGTGTTAAGGATGAACAGGTTAAGCAGTCGTTCGCCTTCCGCAGCTGCGCACGCACTCCCCACGCGCACACGCACGCTCACGCGCTCGCGCACACCACAGCCGAGACTCTCCAGCCGAGACTCTCCACCTCCGAGACTCTCCACAGCCGAGACTCTCCGATGCCGAGACTCTCCAGCCGAGACGCTCCGTGCAATTAATTGCGCAGACCGGCGATGATTAGCATGTTATGCAGACGGGGGTAGTTAACATGTGATGCAATTAATTGCACAGACGGAGATGGATAACATGTTAAGCATCCCCTCCCTGTCGTGTGCAATTAATTGCACGTGTTAATGGTTCACATGCTAATGGTTCACATGTTCATGAGTCCGCACCACGCCACACGACGCGATCCACCAGCCACCATTCACCTGGAGCATCACGCGATTGCAATTAATTGCAGGCGGGTTCGTTAACATGTTCACCGGTCCCGACCAGGCGCGGCACACGGGCGTCAGCTCGGCATCACGCAGGTCGATGCAATCCTCTATCCTCACGCTGGTGCCAGCACGGAGCAGCTTGCATCCGTGTTTGCGTAAAACAGGCCCGTAAAATGGCGGTTTTTCGGGCATTTTGAGGCTCTGGAAGGGGTTCAGGCAGGCAGGTGTAGGGGTGGTAAGGGTGTACCCTATTGCCAGTGTAAGGGGCTTTAGCAGGCTTGTGATGACCATATTAGTTGCTCATTAACACACTGGGGTGATTGGGGTTTTTCTGACTCTGAGGGTACTGGTTGTAGGGTACGTACCAGGGGGTTTTTCGGGTGTGTGTGCTGGGTCCTTTCGTGTGTCCCTCTATGGTGGTTCTGTCTGTTTGGTGTCTTGTAGTGGTGTCTTTTGGGTGTCTTTATGTTGTTTCCCCCGAAAGTGAAGGAAAGTGGGTTTTTTGGGAGATGCTTTCCCCCACTTCTTGGGAACTTTCTGTGTGGTGCTTCCTCCTCACTTGCTGTGTGGTTCTTGATCCTTTCCAGCCCCAGATGTTTCCCCCACTTCCTGTATCAGTACCCTGTACGGAACAGTCTTATCAGTGTCGGGTTAACGTCATGAATGGCTCTTCCGTAGAGGTTCCCTGATGGGTCGTCATCCATCTTGAGGACTACGTAGTGCCTCCCACCTAGGGTGGTGCGGTCCACTTCCGTCAGTCTGTAATCCCACGGGCTGAGTCTTACGTGGAAGTCTTCTGGTCGGTATCCGAAACGGTACTTGGTCATGTTCCCTCCCCCGAAAATTGGCATATGGCTTCGTGGCCTGACACCAGCAAAGCTTCTGCGTGTCTGTAATAGCGACGGGCCTCCGTGAGCGTCCTGAAGGTTTCCCAGATGCGCCTGACTTTCTTCTCGTGGTCGTATGCCCGCACGTGGTAGACACCATCCCGATACAACGTGATCCAGATGGGGCCGTAATGCTTCTCCTCGATGTACCCGCAGGCAAGGGCATACGGAGTGAGCCAGCCTGACTTCGTATAGAATTTCGGGTGTGCCAGATGGCGCGGATCAACCCTGCTCATAGTCATCTCCCTTGACGATCCGGTAATGTGTGATCGGTGCTTCCTCGGGGTTTATGCAGTATGGGCTGCGGATGGGTTCGATATTCCAACCGAAGCACTGAGCCTGCCCCCTGAACAGGTAGTTATTCCCCCGATAGCGTATCACCACCTCGACCAGGGTGACGTGATTGACGCCAGGCGGGTAGCCGTATCGGCTGCTGTCATCCGTGTGAGGAGTCATGTCCTCGGGTATCTGATCCAGCTTCATGATGCCTCCCTGCAATTAATTGCATTCAGCAACCCAAAAGGCCGCATAAGTCCTTATATGCAGCAGTAGCCGAAATGTTGGGATGCTTCTTGTTGAACTCTGAGGCCGCCCACAGACAGCGGTTGAGGGGTGACTTGTCCTTCTCGTAGGCCAGGGCAGTTCTGGCCAGGTGATAGAGGTTCACCAGTTCTGCACCCTGCTCTTCGGTAACGAATCTCAGCTTGTAGGACACTACTTCCTCCCTGTCAGTATCGCAAATTCGCCATTCCATTGGTTGATCCTGAACATACGCTAACTCGACCACTGTCCCGGTCAAGCGGTGATTGCAATTAATTGCAGTACGGGGCTAGTTGCCCCCGTATGCGCTGGGGATTTTCTTCCCTGTATGCTCACAGGTCAGGTTCTCGTCTTCCCAATTTACGACCATGGCTACGGGCAGCCATCCATCGTTGATGTTGTCCCGGAGAGACCACAGAATTTGGTATGCGTTCTCCCTCGCAGCCTCGAACGAGATTGCCCCGCCATCTGCCATCAGCAGGTAGCAAGGATAGGCTCCCAGCTCCGTGTAGGGGCCGTGGCGCATTGCTTTGCGGAAGTCTGAGATTGTGGCGATCTTCATCATGACTTTTCCTCCTGAAAAGTGGTTGATTGCTACTTTCACTCTAGCTGGGGGACCCCTGATTGCAAGCATCTAATTGCAATTAATTGCAATTACCGCTGATAAGACCACACATCACGCAGGGGGATTTTCCCCTCCCCGTCCGGCGTCGTGATGTAATAGGTCCTTTCTGTCTCGGAGAACTCCATACCCAGAAGCCTCTGCGCCTCTTTCTCGGCCTCCAGCGCCGTCTTTGCCAGTTTCAGAAGTGTCACCCCCTCGACCATGATGCGCTCCACCGTCTTGAACTTGGCGTAAAGCACCAGATAAGACCGGATAAGGTAAATGATGGACGCCGATCCGGCTACCGTGCATCCGGCGAACACCAAGGCAATCGTCAGGTCACTCATGCTCATCCCTTTGCATTTAACTTCACCACGTTGACAGAAGGGGTCAACGCGCCCCTTCCTTCTGCTTCTGTCTCAATGCGTACCGCGCCATACGGACCATAGCCAGTTCCTTATTGTTCAGCCCCCGTCCGACCTTCTCGGCACCGAACTTCAACAGAGCCTTCTCCAGAATATCATAGTCTCCAGGCTCGAAGTAGCACAGCACTGCACGTGCGTTGGTGACGGGTTCCTCACCACGGAGCACCTGTTCCAGCTCCTTCGTCGTGTACTGCTCTGCCAGCTTCAACAGCTCGTTGTAGTTCTTCTTGTCAATGTATCGGGACAAGACGATAAGCTTCGTCCAGCCAATCTTTAGAAGACGCTTCTTGTTGGCTGGTATGTTCCGGAAGGTTCTGTCTATGGTTATGAGGTAGTAAGCCTTCCGCTGCCCGAGCCCAGAATGCTGGGCAAACAGTCTGAACTTCTCCGGGTCTGTGCTCTGTAACTCTCTAAGTAGTGCTCCCAACTCCAGAAAGTTCTCATCCAGAGTCGAAACAAGACCAATGGCTTGGTCATACAGATCGTTTGACGATCTAGCCATCCCCTCCTCCTGAGCAAGGGACCTAACAGCAGCTAACCTAACAACTTATGTTCATTCCTGCAATTAGTTGCGGGGCCTAAGCCAGGCCCCGCCGCTTTGCATATGCAGGTGACATCTTTATCCGAATCGTGCCTGTATCACGGTCAATTGACCATCCCATGATGCTCGACTTGCGTATCCACCGGGGCTTTCCATCCGGCCCCATTGCACCAACTTCGTTGGGCGATTCCTTGATGAACGGCAGGGAGACTACCACAGCATCCCCCGAGGTCTCCTCAAGCACAGGGGCAGGCTTGCTCACGGGTAGAGGAACAGCCGGAGGAACAAACGGCTTGCACACCGTAACCCTGCAAACCTGAAAACCCTGAGTGACACGCTTCACCAGTGTCTTGATGCCATGGGTTCTCGCCATCTGCTCAGCAATGGCATTAGCGACGTGTTCCTCTGGGAAGATAAGCTTTGCGGCTTCCAGCATCCGATCCCACTCCTTTGGTTGATGCGATGATGTTTAAGGTTACGTCTCAACTTCTAACTCGGTGACCACCGATGTAAAGCGAAAAATGCAATTAATTTCGCCTCTTTGCTATCTCGATACGTATTTGATCCCGTTAATTATTCTGGCTCCGAACTCACCAATGAGCTCGGGATTGAAAAGTAGATAGGCAAGCCCGCCATAAATGGCCAAAACCAGCGAGAATGCCACCATAGTCAAACATGTTTCCCTCCTCTCATATTGCGCTCGTAGAGTGAACCACAGCCTTGCCGTCCTTCTCCGCCAGGACGACGCTGATCATGTGCATCTTGGACTTCGGAACCTTCAACTCCATTGCTGCCTTCAGCTTCGCCTGATGCAGGGTGTCTGCGTAAATCTCGATGCGCTTTCCTGCGTAGAATGCGATGTATCCGTGCATGTTCTCTCCCTTGATTGCAATTAATTGCATCAAAAAGGGCCCTCGCAATTGCTCACGAGGACCCTCTAACAGGCCACTTGGGTTTGTACGGGGTTAGAGAGCCGTGGTCTGTTAAATCTCCACGGTGATCGTGGCTTCGGGGAACGCCTTCTCCAGCGCCTCGACCGCAGCCTCGATACCCATAGCCTTCAGGCGTTCTGCCACGCTCATGCTGCCAAGGTAATCCAGGCAGATGAACTCAAGAGCCGCCGTGTCCACGGTCGTGCCCGTGTTTTCCTTCGCCTTGGCGATGGCCGACTTGATCGTCTCCTTCTGGTCCTCATGGACCTTGAAAGTGATCGTCGTCACCACCTTGGACGCCTGATCATCGATGGCCTTCGAGCTACCCTTCTGCTTGTGGGCCTTGACCGTCTCGATGAGCTGGATCGTCGTCTGGCTCTGGGCGACCTTCACCCACTCATCGACGTTATCGACCGTCAGGACCTCAGCGATTTCCTTGAGCTTGGTCCAGCCGATGTGCTTGACCTTATCCCACGGAATCTTGCTCTCCGCGAGATGGTTGTAGATGGCCGTCCAGTACGTCGCCTTGCGGTAGTTCAGGCCCACTTCCTTCTCGACGTACTCTCGGAAGGTTGCATAGGGCTCGAACCACTGGTTCGCCTGAATGACGGAGAGGACGCCGCCAAGCTTGAACAGCGTGAGCTCGGTCTCATTGTTGAGCTCCAGAGCTGCCTTGCGGGCCTCCTGCTCCTTCATGTTCTCGATCTCATGGACAAGATCGGACAGAAGGTCCTCACCAGGCGTTTCAATCGTACCGGACTTCGGAGCCTCGGCCACAGCCTTGGACTTGCTGGCCTTGCCCTTCTTCGGAGCGGCTTTCTGCTCCTCCTTGGACTGAGCGGCACCGGATGCCTCGGCTTCGGCCTCCTGAGCCTCCTGGGTCGGTTCCTCGGCCTTGGCCTCGACTTGTTCGGTGACTTGTTCGGTCGCCTCGTCTTCGGCTTCCTCGAACTGATCCTTCAGCCACTGGCGCTTCTCGCCAACCTTCATCTTGGACCAGTTGTCGGGAACCTCGATGCCGTGCTCATCGACCAGGGCGTCGAGTTCCTTGGAGCTCATGGCGTCAACATCGACCACGACCTCCTCTTCAGCAGCCTCAACCGTGGCCTGAGCCTCGGCTTCGGCATTCTTGTTGGTTTCCAGTTCTGCTTCGACGGCTTCCTTCTTGCCGCCTTTAAGCAGAGAAAGAGATGCAGAAAAAGACATGGGTCTGACCCTCCGTGGTTGTCAGCTTTGGGTTGATCGATGGTTCATCATAAGCGCACCGTGCAATTAATTGCAATCTCTAATTTGACTTCAAAGCTAACCCTCCGACGATTTTTCTCTGATCTTGGGTCATTCCGTGGAGCCTATTCGAATGGCCAAGGCCCATGCAGGCCAGGACATAGGCATCTGCTGTATCATTGGACAGGCTTTCATGCCCCCACCTCTTCAACACCATCATCATGATCTGGTCCTTGTGGCCAGCTCCCTTTCCGAGAACGAATTGCTTCAACTGCGTGGCCCTCGGGTCTAACCAGGACAACCCATCAAGATACATCATGAACCGCAGAAGCCCGCCAAGCTCGACCAGCGGGATTGTGGAGTTCATGTTCTTGCCGAGCGAGTAGCCCTCCAGCACGATGCGGTCGGGCTTGATCTCGTGAATCCTTTCCATGACTCTGGTGACAATGAATTGCACCCGCTCCATCCCTTTCAGCTTGCCGCCCTTGATTTCCTCTTCCAGCAGCAGCTCGGGGTTTCCTTCCTTGTTCTCCCGCAGGACGACCAGGCCGGTACACGTTACCGATGGGTCAATCCCCATCGAAACCATCTTCTGCTTACTCATCACCTTCATTCCAGAAATACTCTGGCGGGTAGTCGCCCGAGAAACAGGCACCCCTGAACCCGCAAGTCTTCGCTCTCTTGTCCATCGCTGTCGTGCAGATTCCGCACGGCATTCCGACCAGACCCTTCCTAAAATCAGTAACCACCTTCGCCCTCTTGCATATGCCCTCGGTCAGCGAGTCATCCCGATGAATCGTGAACTCCTTGAACGGACTGAACTGATCCGAGAGCCCCCATTTCTTCAACTCGGGATCGAGGGTCCCGAAACCGCCCTTACTGATGTAGAGAATGGTGGCCTGCTTCGTATTCACCATATTGGACCAGTGATGCTCACACTCATCAATGATCCGTAGATAGAGGTTGGTTCTCCACTTGTGCTCGGCCAGGGGAGCCTTAAGCTGCTTGAACTCCTCCTTGTCTATGGTCTTGAGCTCAACCGGACGGAGTTTTGTTTCCCCCATCGCCAGCAGCATATCGACACCGCAGCTTGCTCCGGTAACAGCACTCTCGAACCGGACTTCAATCGGGTCGAACCGCTTCACCCCGCATGTCTTGCAGGCGACAGGCTTGGTCTGGAACTCGTGCAGGGTTCCGCATGCGATACATTTCCAGTGGCATACTGCCTTCCCCATTTCCCCGAACCACAGGACGACATTTCGTTCCTGATCTCGCCCGATCTGGAACGTCATGCGATGGGAGGCAGTTAACCACTGGTCCTTCGACTTACTCTTTGTGACATCGGCCAATGCGTACATGCGCGGGCACATGCCCTCCGGCTTCGTGAGCTCGGAGGCATGGATTACCTTCATGGACCGTGCCTTCTCGAAACCGGACAGATACTGATGCAGCAGGAATTTGACCGAGTAATCCGGTTTCAGGTCTTTTGCCTTTTTCAGGAACTTGACCGCCATTACTCAACCTTCTGGTCATTCTTATGAGAAAGCTCGGCCAGCGTCTTGTAGATCGACACTACGTCCTCTAGGCCCAACTTTTCTGCCTTCACCTTCATGGTCAGAACGTATTCACTGTCCTCCGGCACAGACACCATACTGATAAACTCGAAGCCGTGCTCGTATAGCGCCTCTACAGCCTTACCCAACGTGATATCTACAGGGTCATGCTCAGGCCAGCTCGGAAGCACCTTGACCTCCAATGGTGTATGGTCCTTCATCCCTGTGTCCAGTAGTGGAAGCCCCTCTATCTCCACGTACTCTTCACCAGCCGAGGCCACAACATTGAGGACCTGCTCGAATTTCTTCTGCTTTTCCTTGGCCACCTTCAGCCATTTCATGCGTCTTTCTCCGGTGGATACAGATAAGCAATGATCGGCTTTTCCCCTTTTTGTTTCGCCCAGTCCCAGGCGAACCAGCTGTAATTATGGCGCGGGGAAGCCTTATGTTCCTGATCCTTTTCCAACCAGCGAGGGCGTCTGGTCAATACGAATTTCCCGAGAAACGCGGGGTTTTCGCCAAAAAGGTCTTTTCTGGACGCGGCACTGTCGAACTCATTTCGGAGCAACATGAAAACCTTGCCGCCAACCGGATACATGAGCTTTAACGCCTGCCGAATGAACATTTCGGCATTCACATCCGGATAACCAGGCTCACCCTGAATGTCATACGGCGGATTGGTGATGATGACCTTCACCTTATCGCTGACGCTCTCGACCCCGAGGAAATCCACCAGACCGATCATTCGCTCATAGCCATAATCGTGGATGTCGGTCGCCAGGACGTTGTATCCATGGTCAAACAGAACGTCCGCCATCCTCCCCCGCCCGCAGGCCGGTTCCCATACGACAAAATCCCCGCTTGTCAGCTTTCCGAAACGTGCCAGCAGCCATTCGGTGACCCACGGCTCCGTATTGTAGGAGTCCAAGAACCACCGATTGTACCCGACCTCACCGTACAGCGTCTTCACCATCTGTCAGCAATTCCTCGAACACGTGGAGCGGCAGAAGAACCCAATCGCCGTCCAGGCGGGCTCGCCCATCCTCGGTGACGAACGAAATGGTAAGGGCGGCTTTCTTCCCCTCCGACCGAGCCTCACGGGCAATCTTGCAGAGCCAATCCAGCTTCAACGTCATGCTCTCTCGCGTGGAACTCTTGGCCTCCATCAGGAACTGTTCCAGCGCGATATCCCCCTTGGCTCCAACAAGAGCGCCGGAGGCAGGCCGACCCCTGCCACCCAGCATTCTGGTAAGACGTTTTTCGGATTTACGCCCAGACCGACCGACTCGGTGTTGGGTTCTTCGCTTCAAAAACGGAATGTCCGTCAATCTCCAGCCCCGTCAACTTCGTAGTTATTTCCCTCAGTGATACCCTTACCCTCAGCCAGCAGACGCTCCACGATAGCCTGCTTGATCTGGTCGGCAAATTTCGGATCGGAGTAATACCTTTCCTTGAATACAGCCTGAGTGTCGTAGTGCTCGCCTACGATGTTCCAGCCCTTCTTTTCGTGCTTCTCGAACTGGCCGTAGGCTTTCAGGTACTCGACAACTGTTCCGTAGTCATCGGACTGTCCTACCTTCAACCCGTTGTGCGGGAACGTGACCATCGAGAACTTACCCGCCTCAGCGAGGATCGGCACCTTCCATTTCTGGATTGCGAAGGTCGTTTCTTTGAGAACCGGCATCACGTCAGAGACCTTCGGGTCCTTGATGTTCTTGCCGTATACCCGAAGAGACAGGGCGACCTGAAACTTCGGAGCGTTGCCGCCAGGCGTCGTCTCGGGGTTGCCGAACATGACGCCAATCTTGTGCCTGATCTGGTTGATGTAGATGAGTGTCGGAGAACGTCCCGCTTTCTCAGCGTCCGCCAGTGATTTCGTGGTCTTTCGCACCAGCTTGCCGATCACCAGGCCGGAACCGCCAGGGTTGGCCTTCTCCGCGCTACTCTCGCTCTCCTGCACAGTGATGAGTGCGGCCAGGCTGTCCACCACGACAACGCCGCAGTCCTCAGTGAGCAGGATACTCTCGCACATGTCCACCAGCTGTTCGGCGTAGGACGGTTTGATGACAATCAACTTGTCGGTGTCCACGCCCAGCGCCCGCGCCCAATCAGGGTCGAAGCTGTTCTCCACGTCGAAGAACACGTTCGTCTTGTCCGGCCAGATTTGCTGATGCTTTGCGATTGCCAGCAGGCTAAGATTAGTTTTGCCGCTACTCTCCGGCCCATAAATCATGGTGCACTTGCCTCGGGGGAAGCCACCGCCCAAGGCAAGGTCGAGCTCGAACATGCCGGTCGGGATACGGGTGGCATCGGTCAGCTTCCCACCGAAACTGCCGATGTTCTCACCGTATTCCTTCTGGTAAGTGGCGAGCATTTCTGCCGCCGAAATCGTGGCCTTCTGGCTCTTCTTGATGATGGCCATACCCTCTAACCCTTTGCAATTAATTGCAACTATTCGTCGCCGCCAGACTGGAGCTCTTCAATGAGACCCTGGAGCTTGTTGTCAGTCCATTCCTTGGCGTACTCGTAAACCTCGTCAATTTCCTCATGCTTGCAGGGCAGACGGAGGCTCACCTGAACGCGAGCGCTGCAATAGTTCCCGAGATTGTGGGTGTAGGACATTTCCACGCCGACCTCACACCACGGCCCCTCATTGCCCTTGGACGGCGTTTCAACCTGCTCGTTCTTCATGTCCTCAGAAATGGTGGTGCCCTTGTCCTTCACCTCCTTGTTGATTGTGGCTGCACCAGCCTTCTTCGTCAGTTTCAGTGCCATCTGGACCTCCTGTCAGTTCATTACCTTAATCTCGGCTCCAATCTTCCTGTACCACTCCATTCGTCGATTGGCATATGCCGAAAACACCGGACTGTCGTGATCCTGAATATCCATCACTACCGGATGAGCCTTCTCGGGGTGCTCACGGCGGATACGTCCGACCGGCTGCTCTACGTTCGAGCGCGGCATGGCCAGAATGCAGGTATCCCAGCGCGGTACATCGGTGCCTTCTGCCGTCATCGTGTACGTGGTTAACACGATTGGCTTTTCCTTTTCCTTCTCCCGCGCCAGCTTCTCGGCCTTGGTGTTCGCACCGATATAGAAACCCATCTGCCTGCCGGAAATTCCGAATGTCTCGTTACACGCCCGATGCAGGGTTTTCAGGTGATCAATCAGGGTCGAGAAAACAACAACGTGACGCCCTTTCTCATACGCCGAATGAATGAGCTCCACGATCAGATGGTTTCTCTGCGGATCGGCAGCGAGCATCCGTTCAATATGAGTGGTCTTCCCAGCCGTGTGCGGCAGACGCATGACCCTCTTCCGCCCAGTCTCAGGATCGGTTCTGAGTACCTTTGGGCATTCCCAAGCGGACTTGAAGACCAGGACCTTCGGGACCATCAGCTGGGCTTCCGCCTTCACCCGGATGGGTCCGACATGGGCATAGAGCAGGAGCTCCTTTCCGTCCGATCGTTCAGGAGTAGCCGACAGGGCGAGTCTCAGCTTGGCCGGGAACATATCAGCCACTGCCGAGAACTGTTCAGCTGGGAGACGATGAGCCTCATCGAAGATGACCAGGCCGAACCCCTTGGTGATCCAGTCAGGGTACTTGCCGTCCTTCGACAGCGAATGAATCATCGCCACACAGAACTTGGTCCCGATGACCTCGCACTTGTCACCGCGGATTTCCCCGATCTCGTGCGGGCCCAGACCAAGAAACTGCTGAGCGCGTTCAATCCACTGCTGATAGATGTCATCCTTGGTCGTCACCACCAGCGTCTTACGCCCAACATGATAGGCGGCGTATAGGCCACAGATCGTCTTACCACGGCCTGTACCAGCCACAGTGATGCCGGAGTAACCGGCTTTCAGGAACTCGACCGTTTCACCGAACCACTGCACCTGATCCGGTCGCATTTCAGGGCATTTTGGGTAGACAACCGGTTCGCCCTCGTCACGTTCATCGACCAGCCCAATCGGACAAAGGGCTCTCGGCAAGTGAACCTCATTCCCGACTACGCGGTGAAGCATGACTTCCTCACCGAAACGGGACTCGAAACGGTAGCGACGAACCAGGTCAGGCTTGAACGGGTAAACGGCAGTTGCGCCCGTCCTCAACGGCTTTTCATGTCTTATGAGGTTATTCAGGCCAACCATACAATCACACCTCTGAAACTGATGTGCAGGGGAGGCACTACGGGCTCGGGAGGTACATGGTTCATGTAGGCCCCCCCTGCACCGCCCCGCCGCCGATTATTCGAGGGGAGCGGTAGTGCTCGGCAGCGGTGCAATTAATTGCAGAGACTAGAGCTCGTTCGCCAGACTTGATCCCTTGGAGAGCCCAGGCCCATTCAGCGCCTTACCCACACCAAGTTCAATGAGCTCTTCGGGACTCCGGTACTTAAGCTCTTCCTCGTAGTTAGCGGGCTGGACCTCTTCCAGTTTGAGGCCAAGCTCCTCTGCAATCTCTTCGTAGCTATCGAACTTCTGTATGAAGTCGAACTGGTTGCCGACAGACGGCTCCTTGTCACCCGTGCGGGAAACATCGAACGCACATCCTGCCAGACCACCGCGCTTTGCGGCAAGCTTGGTCAGAAGCTTGAGCGTACCCTGCTTGGCGACGAACAGCTTGCGCTGATTGGCGACCTTCTTGCCAGCATTCGCGCCCTTTTCAATCGTGTATTCCGAATGATCAATGACGGTCATAAGACCGACGAAACTCGGACGATCCCCGCTTTCACAGATCGGGCAAGGCTGTGTCTGGTCAACGTCTGCCGTGCAGATGAAATTTTCCCAATTCCCGTTAACTCTGACGGTGTGCTGATGGACGTAGCAGATATCCAGCATCCCGTCTTCATCAAGCTCGCCATCAAGAAAGGTAATCTGGCCGTCTTCACCAGGTCTCAGTCGGAAGCGCCACATGCGTCCAGCTTCCTGCTTGCGCATTTCGGCTTTCGCTTCTTCCTCTGCGATTGCCTTCTTCGCTGCCGCACCCTTCTTGATGAAACTCAGCTTCATTCCGTTACCAGCCGTATTCTTTGTTGTCTCTTCTGCCTCATCCGTCTTAGAGACAGCCGGTGCAGCTTTCTTCGTAAATTTCAACGCCATGACACTCTCCTACGTGTCTCATTGATTCCCTTGGAATCCTCAGTTGTGCAGTTAATTGCACAGCTTCGATAATTACCTGACGATTCGGTCTAGTCAACAAGGAAGTCATCAAGTTTCACTAACCCATGCAGCAATTCAGCGATTTGCTCTGGGCTCATTGAACCAGGGTCTTTGAATCCCTCCGGTGGCTTTATGTGAGTCAAAACGTGATCCTTCCCCAATACCTTCTCGAATTTCCTCCTTCCTGTATCACCTCCAGTTCCATGGTCGAAAAACGTGATGATCTCCAGCGCATCCGCCATCCGAAGAATTTTGGTTGCATTCGGATCGGCAAAGAGCGGGCTGGCGACGTTCCGATACACCCGATAGACCGAGGCCAGATCGAACGGACCCTCCACCACCACGAGCGGCTTGCTCAGGTCCACCCAGTGCTCGCCAAGCCAGAAGATCGGATTGTTCTTTCCGGCGAACGTGTACATGCGGTAGCGGGGCTCGGTTTCCTTGTCGATTGCACGGCCATGCAAGCCCACCAGAGCGCCGTTGAAGTCTCGGACGGGGAAACATACCCGCCGCTGCTTCGTGTCTGCTCTCAGGTCAAATTTGGCGGCAATGCTGGCAGGAACATTTCGCTCGGCCAGGTAATCCCTCGCCCACGAAATCTCATTCCACGGCAGGAACGACTCCAGCCACCAGTCCGGAAAGTAGTGGGGCTCTTCCTTCGTCCCGAACAGCATTTCCTCGATGTCAGGACTGTCCAGATCAAGCTCAACCGATTGCTCGGCTTCCTCGACCAGCTGAAGCACTTCACCCCACGGGACCTCCACCTGCGGGTTCATCTTGTTCAGGTGACGCATCTGGAAGACCAGATCACCGAACGATCCCTTGAACCCGCATGAGAAGCATTTCACAAGCGGATCGCCCGGCTCCTTCTTGACCCCGAAAACCTCCGGAGAAGACTCACCGCCATCGTGCCGCCATGGGCCCAATGGACACTTGGAAACGACCCAACCGGTTCTCTTGTGGAGTTGGGGGTTATCCACCCCAAGCAGGCGTAAAGCTTTCTCAATGGAAGAATCTTTCATCCCTGCTTTGCAGCCCCCTCGTCCACGTCAACTGAACCACCAGCGAGGACTTCCTTGTGTGCGTTGAGCATTGCTGCCGTGCACATCTTGTCCACGTACTCGTTGTCGGGGTTTCCGTTGTGCCCCTTTACGTGCTTGAAGGTTACGGTGTGCACCTCAAACAGGTTCAGCAACTTCTGCCAAAGGTCCTTATTGAGCACCGGCTTCCCGTCTCTCGTTTTCCAGCCGTTGCGGACCCAGTTCCGGCTCCACTGCGTTACGCCCTTCACCACGTATTCGCTGTCGCTGACGATCTTTATGGGGACACCGACCTCCAGGCGTTCAAGGGCGTTGATGACGGCCATCAACTCCATCCTGTTGTTCGTCGTGCCGATAAAGACCCCGCAATCCTCTTCGACGTTGCCATCGGGGAATTTGGCTCGATACCCCCAAGCGCCGATACCGTTCTTTTTCAGGTCGCATCCGCCATCGGTGTAGACCACAACGGTTTCAGCCTCATCCAAGTCCAACTCGATAACGGGACTGTGCCTTGCGGGTATCTTGTACCTGTCCAGGACGGACATGAGCACCTGTGCGATGTACTGTCCGTCCTCCAGGTTTGCAGCCTCGAACGTAAACTGCACCTGATACTTCATGTCAGGGCCTCTTCACGATCTTCACACGGCGCTTCGTCCGCGTCGTCGTCAGCACCTCTTCCTTCTGGATCGGATTCAGATAGGCGTCGATGTCCTTCAGCTTGATCGTCACCAGCTGGGTGAAGAGCTCAGGGCCAAGGAACTCGTATACCTTCTCGATGTTGGTAACCTCGCGGGACGTTCCCTTCGCGCTGATCTCGCACTCGTAGAACTGACCCTTCTCGGTCCACTTGGCATCGTCGTCGGCCTCGATCTCTGCAATCTTGCCTTCAAGCTCAGCCAACGCCTCCTTGTACGGCTTCTTCTGGAGTTCAAGCTCCTTGATCTGTCGGTCGATATCTTCCGCCTCGGCTTGCAGAGCACCAACCTTGTCGATCAGAGCAGCCAACTCACTCAGCTGCTCTTCCTTGGTGGCCTCAACCTTCTTCTTGGATTTCAGGATAACTGCCATAATTTCCTCCGTGATTTGACCTTCTTCTTCTCTAGCGTTCCGTGCAATTAATTGCAATCTCTAAGTGATCTGCAAGTCTTCTGGGCTTTCCTCCACGTACTCGGAGAAATCCGGGTAGGGCTCGAAAATCCAATTGATCTTGAACGATCCCGTTTCGCCGTTACGCCCCTTCAGGACCTCGACCGTCTTGGTTTTCAGTGACTCGATGTCGTCACCATCAAACAGGCCAAGAACCAGGGATGACACCTCCGCAATGGCGTTGGAGTACCCAATGTCCTCAAGACCAGGCTTCTCACCCTTGCCCTTCTTCTTGTCCTTCGTGCGGGCGAACTGCCAGCTGCATACGGTCGGCGCGATGCTGGAAAGCTCCTTCTTGATCAGGTCCGCGTTTTCGGCCACACGGCGGTAGCGATCCTTCTCTGTCGGATGCTTCACGAGGTAGGCACCATCAATGAAAATCGCATCCGGCTTCAACTGCCGGGCCAGCATCCAAATATCCTCGACCGTCGCCGCAAGATTACCGTCCACGATCCAGAACGGAGCACCATGGCTCTTCAACTCGACAAGGTTCTTCTTGAACTTCTTCCACTTGTCGGTCGTCAGGGTCGCGTGCTTGATGTGGGTTGGTGACACTTGGGCTCTGAGGGCGGCCAGACGCTGGCTCACCACCACGGGGTCCATCTCCATGGAGATGAACAGGCGGGATTGCTTCTGCTTCGAGTCGTTCCAACCGTTGAACGCGCCATAGAGCATCTGCCACGTCTTACCCGTGCCGGTCTTGCCCACGTAGCTGATCATGTCACCCCGCTGAACGCCACCGGTCATTTCATCGAGGGTCGGCCAACCGAGATACAGGCGATTGTCATCGGCGCTGTTGTACTTCGACACGTAGTCAGGGATCAGCAGATCGTATGCCTCCTGAAAGTCCACCATACTCCGCCCGTACTTCTGGGCGACCAGTCCCATGATGGACTCAACCAGCACGTCCCGCGCCTTGTCGGGGTCCTTGTTCTCCGGCAACAGGAAGCCGCTGGCCTTCTTCATGGCCTTCTTTAGTTCAAGCTCCGTGTGCCGAAGCTTCATCAGATCGAAGTAATACTCTGCGGGTTCCTCTGCGGACGGAAGGCTTTCGCCAGTATGGGCCTCGATGGTTTCAGGCTCCGGCAGCTTGGCGTATTCCTTCACGAAATCACGAACAAAATCGTAAACCTCGACCTCGCTGGCCTTAAAAAGGTGGCTGATGGAACCAAAATTCAAAAATTCGGCAACGCTTCCGGTCGCCAGGCAGGCGCTGATAAACTTCTTGCCAAGCAACTACGCCTCCTACAGCTCAAAGACTTCGTAGTTCGATGTGACGAAACTGGACATCGGCATACCGAACGCCCCACCAAAAGCATTCAGGTCGTCAATGAACAGAATCGTCTGCTTCCCGCTCGCCTTGCGGTCCAGCAGGAAGTCGTAAAGCATGGTCGCTTCCTTCTTGCTCACGGTCGTGTAGTCCGCGAGGAAGAAGTTCGGGATCAGCAGACACGTGTATTCGGCCAGAGAGCCGTCAGGAATCGCGCTCAGCACCTCGGCCAGGGTGACATAGCGGGCGCGTATGAAATTGCGCACCAGCAGCCCTGTGAGGGCGAAGAAACGGTCATCTACCCCGTCACTATCTCCGGTGTAGCACATGCCCGCCCTCGTGCCGTACTTGGCATGATAGCGAAGCTTCAAGAGATAGGTCCGTTCATCCGGTCCTATTGCGTCAGGTAGCGGGGTCCAAATCCACTGCTTCTGGATACCAGCGTCGAGGGCGAAGTTATCCAGATTGGCAACGAGCCGTCCGTGCTGCTCCTTGTTCAGGACCTTGGTCGCATAAGGATCAATCATCACACCTCCTCGTCACCAAGAATATCAGACAGGGACGGCATGTCGGCCTTCTCCTCTTCCTGAGCTGGTGCAATTAATTGCACAGCGGCCTGAATCTTTTTCACCGTCTTAGCCTCCTGCTTTTTCGGTGCGTTTTTCGATTTCAGCCACATGTTCACCGCCGTGGCCGCGTATTTCGCGAGGAACCAAACCTTCGGTTTCTCGGGGAGCGGGAATGCTCCTTCCTCTTTTCTAGCAGTTTCAACGAACGTTGACCAGTTCCGGATCGCGAAACGCATCACCACCTCCGCATCATGCGGGGCAATCATGCTGGCAAACGAACTGAGCGACTTCCTCTCACCCACGGTCAATGGAGGAACAAAACCCTGGGTCACATCCGCCACTTCCAGTGCCCACGCATACGGAAGGCTTGAAAGTCCTTTGGGCTTTCTCTTGCTCAATCCGGAGGAAAGAACATCCTTTACTGTTGCCATATCAGACTCCTTCTCGGGGGAAGTTCCCTCCGAGTCCCCTGCGTTCGTCAGAACGCCAGAGACTCCATGATGTACTCCCTGTAGTACTCCCTGTTGTACTCCATGTATATGAATCGTCCCGCTAGGTACGATTGGTACCGTACCTTTTGGTCCGATTGGAACCGTACCGTCAGGGTTGTTTTGTAACGTACCTTTTCCGCTATTTTCGGCCTCTCCCATAGCATCGCGGATAGCGATTTTACCCTGTTCCGTGACCAGGATATGCAGAACGTTGCGCCCGTTGAAAAGGTGCCTCTCAGTCTTGATGAACCCTAATTCTTTGAGTTTCAGCAGACCAGTCTTGATCTGTTTCGGGGTCAACCCAGTCTCAAACACAAGCTCTTCATGGGGCTTGGCAAGCCACAGGCGACCGTTCTTCTCGATGCGTGGCGTCCAGAAGTCCAAGCGGTAAAGGATGATCCCCGCAACGGGGGAGCCCGTCACGATGTTACAGGCTGCGATCTTTGGGCGACCGGCCTTTTTTGCCATAACACTCTCATCGCTGCAATTAATTGCGTTGGTCGGGGAGGATTACTCCTCCCCAGCATCCGACTCATCGCTGGCGGAGGTTTCTTCCTCCTGCTGGACCTTGCCGTACAACGCCTTCAGGTAGTCGGCCTCGAACATTACCTGCCCAGCCACTTCTTCCAGGGCCTCAGCGGCCTTCTTCTGGGTTTTGATGTAGCTTTCCAGCTTCGCCAACATAGGCTGGAACAGTTCTTTGAGGATGTACTGCTCAATCTCTTCCTTCGTCAGGACAGCCTGATGTTCGGGGTATAAACTGGTGAAGAACTCGACAAACTGCTTGCTGATCGTGCCATCCTTCAGTGAGTCAGCGACCCTGTTCATATTACCATCCACATCGACCAGAGCGCCAGGAAGGCGAATAACAACCGAGGCAGATGCACGGGTTTTGTCCTTCTTCTCCCATTTGACGGGAAAGGCACTTTCCGGGCTATTCGGTTTCTTCACCAGCTGTACGACAACTCCATCCTCAACAGTCTCTTCATCCAGCTTTGCAGACCGAACCTTGAACACTATGCCCGTATACTGCTTACCAATCCTTGAAACAGGTATGGCACCGTAGAACTTGATACCCAGACCGTAATCACCGTTGCGGGCGATCACGAGGTAATCTTTACCACCATTGGTGCCGGTCATGAATTGGTACTTGCTTTCTGCTACCGCTTCCATCGAGTTCTCCATGATTGAGGGTTGCTGGTTTTATACGCTTCGTCTGTCAGACTATTCATCGTCTGACAATTTCTTGAGCACCATCTGCTTGACCGCGTTGTAGGTCTTCTCCGTAAGAGCCGCGTGAGAAACCGTCTTGGGCTCCGAGGGGTCGTTCCTCGGCAGGGCTGACGTTTGGAAGGCTTCGTGGACCACCTTTTCGATCAGTGCTCCTGTCACCCCCACGTCATTGAATGTACCAAGCAGGTTCTGAACGAATGCCCGTGCTTCGGTGATATCCAGGCCCCCGAACCACATCTTCTTGTCGATGCGTCCTTCGCGCCAGAGTTCCTTCGGTAGCTTGTCGGCGTTGTTCGTGGTCATGATGACCAGGACGCGGGACTGACGCTCTGCCAACCACCACAAGAGCTGGGAAAGCATGGTCGTGGTGGTCCCCGACGAATCGTGCACTCCGACCGAGAACACCTTCTCGACCTCATCAATCAGGACCACGCAGGGGGATTCATTGTCCACGCGGGACAGATTGATGAGCATGTTGTGCTCTGACTCACCCACGTACTTGTTCTTGGTGCCGCCGATATCCATGCGGAACAGCGGGACACCGAGCTGGGAGGCCAGCCACTTCGCACCGGAAGTCTTGCCTACACCAGGCGGCCCATCGAACAGCAGACCGCGAGGGATCAACCGGCGATCATCGCAGTTGAGGAAGAACCACTTCTCCCGCTCAACCCATCGCTGTAGCTCCACTGGCGGCTGATAGAAGTGCTGGAACGTGTCCACGTGGGTCAGACCGTTCGACCCATGGAAAATGCTCTTGCGCGTCTGGATCACGCCCCTTGGGGTCAGAGAATTGTCCCGAGTCATCGTCAGGCGGGCGATTGCAGCTGCTTCGCTGAGGGTGCACCCGCCAAGGCATCGGACAAGCTCCTGTGCCTTCTTGTCGTCCCCGATGACCTCTTTCATCAGCTTGAAGATCAGGGACCGAGGAACCGGCACCTCACCGGCATTGAACATTGGTTCCACGATCTTCTTGGGGTTGACGATGATCAGCGAGCTCTCATTCGCCACCATCTTGTTGTAGAGGTCGGTAATCGAGCCATCCACATCCTTATGGTTGGCGTTGAACACCATCAATCCCTTGCCGCTTCCAATTGCAGCGAGCGAAGGAATCTTGGTGGCCTTCTTTTTGGTCAGTTCGTAGATGACATCAGGTAGCGAGGAAACATCTCGCGTCGTTACTGCGATAATCGGTATTCTGGCTTTGATTGCTAGGTCCAACATTTGATCACTACCACTCCTTGGTGATGATCAAACTCTAGCCAAGAGTTACCCAGAATCAAGCTGGAATGCAGTTAATTGCAAAAGTTATCGCTGGCGCTCAGCCAGGCTTTTCACGGTAGCGTTGAGGGCGGCTACCGAGTTCGACAGCTGAATCAGAGCATCCTGCATCCGATCCAGCCGCGACAGGGTTTCCCGCTGAAACTTCTCCCCGTCTGCCGCGTCCCTATGCTGGCGGGTCTCCACTATGATCAATCTGTCACTGACTTCTACGGCCTTCGCTCTTGCCTCTACAGCAAGCTTCTCAACGCGAACGACCTCATCCTTGATGTCCTGAAGTTCAGCGTTTCTCTTGCCTTCGTAAGACCAGAACAGCAGGCTGATGAGCGGCAGCGCCAGCACCATTGACGCACGAGCCAAGGCCACGGTGATCACGTGATCCGCAACGCTTCTTACTTGTTCCTTTACCTGCATGTCATCACCTGTGCCTTTACCCTGCCCACCTATTTCTTCTGGCCCTAATTCTTTCTTGCTTTCCAACCACACAGGCGTTCACCCAACTCGTTATGTCTAAGAGCCTGCTCCACTTCCCTGTCGGTCATGACTTCAATGGTCTTGGCCGAGTAGTAGTGGGGAAAGGCTAACGTACAGAAGTCACCCTTCGTCGTGCACCCAACGGCGAAGACGCTCACGACGCTCAGAAGCAGGAAGACGAGCAATCTCATTGTCTACCTCCACCTTGGTCTTGATCGACTGAAGCTCTTTCAGCTTCTGGTCAACGACCGCAGCATTTTTTCCGGCAGTGAACACCCTCCAGAGGATGAGCGCCACGATGCCAGCAATGAGTAGGCCGGTAGCAATCAACCGACCCACTCGATTTCCAATAAGGAAAGCAACCAGGCTGGTCATGCCTCAGCCGCCTCCTTCAACTTCTGGATTTTTTCATCGTCACCCACTCGGGTGAGCAACTGATACAGCACGAAGCCGACGACACAGGCCATGATCACGGCGGTGAAGACGGTGGGGAGATTGATCAGGGCCAGTAGCTTGTACAGCCCGTCAGCAATACCCTGGGTCTTCTCGATTGCGTCGGCCAGGTCTCCGTCAGTGATGGCTTCCACGAGGGGCTTGGCCACAGTCGTGACAGCAGCACCGGCAGCTCCTATGGTGGGAATCTGGTTTCGTGCCTTCTGTGAGTTCTGGGCGGCAATGTAGTCCTCGATCATTTCAACGGTGATGGTCGATACGTTTCCATCAACTACGAGACCAGCCGCCTTCTGGAACTTCTTCACGGCTTCGGTCGTGAGGGGTCCCTTGTACCCGTCCACGATGCCCGTGTAGAAGCCCAGCGCCTTCAGACGCTCCTGAATCATGCGTACATCGGCATCCACCGGAGCTTTGCGGAACCTCTCGTAGGCTTCCTTCAGCTTCTTGTCATACTGGTTCTTCTTGTAGGCGGGGCCGTTGTATCCATGGGCGAATGCCGCCCAGTTACGGTTCTTCAGGGCCGTATCGAGGTTCTGGTTCTTCTGGATGAACCGGCACATGAGCTCCATCTGGCCGTCAATGCCAGACTTGGCGTAGGTCATCATCTCCTGTGGAGACTTGAAGCCCAGGAACTTCCAGTGGAAGCCCATGACCTGGCCGATGCCCCACGAGGTGGCCTGAATGGCCGCATCGGCGTCGATGGCGTGCATTTTCTTGAAGAACTCGTAACGCCCAGACCAGCTGCTGGGGATTTTCACGCCATTCATCTGTGGGTGTGCCAGGCCAGCCTTTACGGCCTTGTCACGTTTCGCCCCTGACAGGAACTGATAGAACTTGTGCACCTCGGGGCGGATCGGGGGCAGCTCTTCCCCGTTCACGGTCCAGAAGAACGTCCCAGCACTTTCTACCCAGGCAACAGCCTTCAGGGCCGCTGGTTCATACCCGTACTTCTTAGCGTAGTTGGTTATGACACCCGCAATGTCTGCCCGCATGATAAAAACTCCGGGTAGTTGCAATTAATTGCACAGTCTGGGCGGAACATAGCTCAACGAAACTGCTATTAAAACAACAAAGCACGGAGGCGGGTCAGGTGATGACCCAACCCCCGTTTGCAATTAATTGCACGGCTATTCAAGCACTTCGATTGAGAAGCACGAGGTGGCCGCTTCCAGCGTGATATTAGCGGTGTGCCCCGAGTTGAACCGGACCTCGAAATAATCCCCTTCGACCACGGGAATGACCGGCGAGATGGTGGTCAGACCGAAATCGCTGTAACCGCTTCTGCCACCCATGTTGGCCGAACCGTAAAAGCTTGTGCTGCCGTTCTTGGCGAAGTGGAGCACCCAGTTCTGCTCCGAGCTGAACGTGTTGCTAGGCCCATCAATCGTTACGTGGAGCCTGATCATCGACACGCCCTTGGGGATCGTGAAGCGCCCAGGCTGAGACAGGTCCCAGAAGCCGTCCGTATCATACTCCGTGTAGTCCCACGGTATCGGAAAAACCGGCGTCGTACCTACGTTCTTGTTGGCCGATAACCGGGCCAGCGCCCCTCGAAATTTCCTCGATGGCGTGGCAGGCAGCACCGGCGCGTACCACCCGGAAACCTGATCAATGGCAACGTCCGTCACGTCACCATTGCCATTCTGACCGCCAAGGCGAAGCTTGACCTTCATGGTCTTCTCAGGGACCCGGAACAGGCACTGCTGCGGGAACCACAGGTCCACAGCCGGGGTCGGCATGGGCTTGCGCTGCGTCTCAATGGACTGATCGTAGGGGTCTATGAACTCTGCTTCGCAGTATGCCTGATCCGCCAGGTCGGCAGTCGCCGCGTAGGCGCTGATCTGCATTACGCCGCCTTGGGGTAATACCAGGTCGAGCTCCTGCTCCACCTCGAAGTCCTGGCCATCCTCATTCCCGTGTTTCAGGAACTCTGACCCGGTCTTGGCGGCAATGTTGGCATAGCTGCTGTTATCAGGCTCCCCGTTCGTGGGCGTACCCTTGGTGACCGTCCAGCCTTCGAGCTCTTCTTCCTCGAAATCGCCGTTGGCAATGGACAGGTCCTTTATCTTGTGGAGCGACATGATTTGGTCATCAGAGACCAGGATGAAGTCCATACCGACATGGCTGTCCGTAGTGTAGAGCTCGACGGTCCCTCCAACGCCAAGCACCAGGGAAGCCTGGCGAATGCACCCATAGTAGCTCAGGCCCGGTATGGTAACTGCCGGAGGCGAACCTGGGAAGGCGCAGCGGCAGGCCGATGAGGCTGAGCCATCCGTCCTCACGGCAACGAAAACGTACCTATTTCCTGCTTCAAGCAGCAGGGTAGGCTTGAACGCAAATGTAAGGTCGTAAGTACCGGTGGTGCTCGGCACATACGTGCCTGATTCATACACGACTTCTTCGATCTGACCCGTATCCTTGGAGATACGGTAGATCACCAGCTTGTAACGTTCGCTAGTCGAAGAGGGCATCAGCCTCATGATCCAGGCAGCCAGCCGCACATCTTCAACAGCGTCGAAGATGTTACCTTTCATGGCATACGCGGAAGTAGAACCAGAGCTGCTGATATAGGAGAGATACCCGGTGCGAAGACCAGGCAGAACGATGTAATCGCTATGGCCACCCCCGCCAGTACCGAGAGCAGCAACATAGGCTTTACGATTCTGCCCATCCTGCACCACCTCGATCAGCTCATCGCCTACAAGGGGATTGGCAGGCGGCATCTGAGAAATTCTGGACATGTCAGTTCTCCAAATACCTTGGCTTGTCGTTCTCCAGCCGACGAATCGTCCCGTCCTCCATCAAGCGAACTGTGGTGTTCTCGTTACGGACAGGGATCACGATCCGGCTGAAGTACACTGTGTCAGTGCCGGTGCTGGTGCTGCCGTCTTTCGAGTATTGCAGACGAAGCGTGTGCTGGCCGTAGGGAACCTGCACCGAAAATTCGCGGTAGTCCGTCTGCTGGCCCGACGCCTGCATCTGCTGGACGCCATCAACGAAGACCTGGAACCAGTCCCAATTGTTCTCGCTGTCCGTTCGGTACCTTATCGTCACCGTATCGAAACCAGGGTATGACCATATGGGGAGGTCTATATAAGCCGTCTGGTTGTGAGTTATCGGCGGCATACGCAGGGAAACCGTGGTGCCGATTTCAGAATCAGCATCATCGGCAACAATAACGCCACCTGGGTTCGCCCCATCGGTTATCAGCGGGTGGACGTTGTAGTTGGCGAACTCAATCTTCAGGTAGTCATAGAGCGGGTACATCGGTATATCAACCGGGCCAAGCATATTGCTGCTACCCCTACGCTCTATGCGGGCAGCAATGTAGGTCACCGGGTGACCGGCCAGAAACTCAAGGTCGTTCTGCTCCGCGATGATGCCTACCGACAGCGATCTGGTTCCAGCCGGTAGCTTTACCTCCAGCGTCCGGTCCTCACCAAAGGCATCGACCGAGTACGGCTCCTCAGCGTCATAGATGCGCCCAATTGGATCGTAGTGCTCGTCTCTAGCGTCAATGAAGAAACGGCCCACTGCACCAGTCATATTGAGTTGGCCGACCAGGTGATAATCGACCACTGCCGTCAGAGGCGTCTCTTCATCGTCAATGTCCTCCCACAGTTCATCGGGGATCGGAATATCGACAAAATAGGCCGCCAGACCAGCGTGGACGCCTACAGACATCAGCCCGTACCGGGACACGACTTCCACCAGGTCCCCACCAAGGGCCGGACGCCAGGGGCCCACCCCAAGCCTGCCAAGGCGCAGAAGCTCTATGCTATCCAGTGGCTCCGTCTCTTTCTCCAGCGTCAGGCTGAAGTCGTCCCAGTAGAGCTGCAAAGCCTCGTTCTCCGGGTCGCGGTAGGACCGGACACCGATGCGGATGGCTCTCGCCCCCTTCGGGAGGCGAAAATCATGGCTGATCTCGGTCCAGTCATCCACGTCTTCAGCCAGCACAAGCCGGTGGTGCAGAATGTTATTCCCCTCATCCAAGGCGATGACATTCAGACCACCCCGGTCGTCTCCGGTGAGTGTTCCGGTTGCCCAGGCATTTGCAATTAATTGCACAAGCCCAGCGTCAATATCCGCCCAGTAGGCTTTCGGTATTTCAATGTGCTGGAAATACCAATTGAACCGAGCCTGCCCGGAGTCATAGGCGTAATCTCCGTCATGCGGGGTCGGGGAGGACACAATGTCCGGTCTGGTGCCGGTGACAACCGACCACATCCTGTTCGAGGCATTTTCGGCACCTGGATTGATCACCGGCAACTGGTACGGGTAAGTCGGCTCAGGCGGCGTCGGAATGACGGCCTGAGTCTTTAGCGGGATACGGTATAGTTCAACGTCACCGTAAGGCGTCTCGTGCGTCCAGCGGGCCACACCCTTCGTGATGCGGGCAGGACCTATACGCACACCGCTGTATATGTACGCATCCGGCGTGAGCATCAGTGGAGCATCAGTCCCCGGATCATCCCACACATCGTTCTCGTACTTCGCCACGAACCTGCCGTTGTAGTAGATGCGGGTCGTGTTCTGCTCGTCGCGAGTGACGATGAAATGCCTCCAATAACCCCAGTCAGAGCTTCCGCCATATAGGGTCATCCAGGCTCCGTTCTTGTACGCCTGTACCCACGTGGTGTTTCGGGCCACCCTGACACGGAAGTGGTTCGGCACTTGCAAGATGTTGTAGCCAGTGATTGCGGTGTCCTGATACATACACACCACCTCAATGGTCACCGGACCATTGAGGTTGAACCGCTCCCCGTTGCCAGCAAACGAAACCACCGTACCATTGTCTGCAAATACGCGGGCATCGCTGATGCCGCACAGGGTCAGGGTGGTGGTGGACATGTTACCCGAGACCGGAGCAGGATTCGGGCTGAAATCCTGTACGTTGGCGTTCGCCAGGGGGTCAAGCAGAAGCACCACGTTGTTGTAGTACGGGTCACCGTCATCGAAGTAGTCAGGGACCTCGAACGGCTCAAACGGGAACGATTGGTCGGGCACCTGATAGGTTGTGTCGGACTCATAACGGGCCCAACCCCGCGTGATCCTGAGATCATCCATGTACCCGACAAACGACCCCAGGCTCTGGTCTGTGGCTATGCTGGACTCAGGATCGAATCCGCCGATGTAACCAACTGTCAGGTCTCGATTCACTGCCTGATTCAACGAGTAGTTCACTTGTTCAGAGGCGACCATCTGGCCGTTAAGGTACAAGCGGACCTTGCCGGTCTTGTCCCTGTCAACGGCGATATGGTTCCACTCGTTAAACTCGACAATCGTACCCTGGATGGTATCCACGGTCGTGCCGTCAGGCGACATGAGGAACTGCACTGAACCGGACTGAAGCTTCAGAAGCCAGCTCTTGTTGGTCGAATCATCACTCCAGACACCGACAACGGGCTTGCTGTTGGGGGAGCTGTTGTCCACCCTCACCCACACTTCAACCGTGAATGGCTGGCTGCCGAAAAGAAAAGCCCCGTCGCTGTTGTCGGCGCGAATGTATGGAACTGCAGCTTCGAGAGAACCACGGTATAGCCACGCGAACCTCATGCAATGCGTACCGAAACGGGCCAGGCCGGACTCAAGGCCGGGACCACCCGATATCGAAGTGAGCAATCCACGCCGCTTGCGGCTCAAGTCCCTGATGCCCTTATGGTCCGCCGTCAAAAGCAGCTCAACCTTGTCATATACCTGGTCACCTACAATCCCTCGGTCCTCCGAGTAGATCGCGTTCATGAACACCGGACCCTTCGGAACACGGGGAGCTTTTGGCCGGAAGACAACATTCGCCGCCAGAGCGGATACGCGGGCAGCAGCCTCCTGACCCTTGAACGGAACAAGAGCCCCGGCAACCGTAGTCCGGGCTTTTGCCTCGTTCTTAATTACAGCCTGACCACCGGCTTTTGTGATCCGCGCTTCCGTCATCAGACCACCTTCGTCCTCAGCTTCACGGCATTGACGGCGCTTCTCTGCCAGGCAATGCCGGTGGCAGGATCATTCTCGAAAAACGCCATCTTGCCGGTGTAAACGTTCGACAGCGGTGATGGACTGGCGTCAACAACCTCGTCATCGGAGTCAACCCCAAGGGCCAGGCTGCGGTCACCGCTTTCGTCCTTGCGGGCCACAGCGAATGCCTGCACCCCGAGAACGCGCATGTTCACAGACGGCAGGTTGCCAAGCTCGAACACCGCCACGGCGTCCTCCACGTCCGACGCAATGTAGGTGTCGTCACCGTCGAAACCCTCCTCATCAACGATCATGGCGTAACCATCGCTGCCCTCTGAGGGTGTCCAGTCGGTAATGTCTACGTCAGCCACTGGAGCCAGCGTAGCCACCTCAACTTCACCAAGGAAAGTGTTGTTTGTGGAGCCGGTGGTGTCCCAAAACACGAAGTTGTCCATCAGGATGATACCTGCGGAGTTGGCACCGGAGTAAACCTGCCTACCCGCTGTGATGACATTCACCACGGCAGAGTTACCGGTGTATGTGTCGCCAGAACCCGACCCTGCGAAGTTTCCGTTGATCCGGATTTCCACCGTACCAGAATTGGATATGAGCACCCTAACCTCAACGTGCACCCACGTGTTCAGTGGAATGCTCTCAATGGTTTCGGCCACGATCACGTAGTTGCTAATGCTTGAGGAAGCGTCTCTGGCATTGAACCTCAAGGTACCGTTAGCGTTCAGGCTGAGCGTGCAGTGCGTGTCGCTTGACGTACCGTCCTTGAACTCAATCAAACCGCGATAATAACTGGACGTTGGATACTCCAACACCTTCAGATGAAACGAGCACCCTACCTGGTTCACCGGGTTGGGTACCTGGATGGAAATACCAGGGTGCGACGCACCGGCCTTGCCGAACTTGATGGCCTTCCCCCGTCCGTAGGGCGTGTCATCTTCAAGCGTGATGGCCATTTCCTGCTGGAAACGGTTCCACACCTGCTGAACGTCAGCCTGCGAGCTGTACTGGTCAAATCCGTCGCAAAACTGGATGGCCATTTTAGCGACTCCCTGCGAAAGTGATGCCTATGTCGGAGATGCCGTAGACGTTGGGCGGGGAAACGATGTCCAATCGGTCCCCCGCATCCAGTGTTGCCCCGTCCAACGAAGCGAATACGCCCTCGTTTTCGTCAGCGTCGAACTGGATCGTGCCGATGACCGATCCGTTCTTGGCGACGTTGAAAATCACCGTGTTGCTCGGGGCTTCCTGAGCGAACGCCTTGCTTCCCATAAAACCGGACGGCAACGTGAGCGACCTGACGGCTATAAACCGGGCCACGATCTCATCGGCTTCCGGCTCACCGGGGATGAAGCACGAGATGTCCACCTCGACAGGGCCCTGGCCACCAACCTGGGCCCCCGGCCTCCAGACGTTGTTGATTTCGTCCCAGACGAGTGCCTGACCATGCTGCGGCGGGTAGTTGGAGGTGTCCACGTCCGTCAGGTCATCGAGCTCACCCACAACCGGTCCACCAGGCCCGCCGCCGCCAACCGGATTGCCTGCGGTCCAAACCTGCCTGTCGGCGTCCCAGACGAGAGCCTGACCGTCTTCCAGAGGCTGATCCCCCAGATCAACGTCCTGCAAGCCGCCAACGGTGACATTGACCACACCCTGTCGGGTCCGGGTCTCAGCCGGGAAGTCCGGGTCATCCCAGTAGGTGACGAGCACACCCACCTCGCCGGTCGTGGCAGACTGGACGCGGTTGTCGATAGCCACCTTGTTCGGAGCTCCGCCGAGGACGGTGGCGGCGCTCACCTGTCCGAACTGGTGCCAGATCAGGCCGTCATAGGAGACGTAGGCACGGATGTTATTGCCGTCGAACACCAGGCGGAGCCACTGGTAATGATTCGGCTCGGTGGTGACGATGGTCTCGGCACCCGATGCGTTCACATAACCGAATCGGATGCTGTACTGGGTGTCCGAGTTCGAGTTGCCCAGCACCAGGAAAACCATCGCACCATTGGCAGCACGCTGAATGGCGATGCCACCGGCATGACCCCCCGCCTCGAAACCGGTCGGAGCCACGCGAGCCGTGACCTGCCACGGGGCAATGGTGTTGATCAGGGAGCGGGAGACCAGACAGTGCTTGACGCCAGACGGTTGCGAACCGGGCTGGACCACCATGCCCCGGTTCTTGATATCCATCACAATCGCGGACGGCGCATTGAAGCGGTCCGGGAACATGTTGGGCCGAGGAGGCGCAAAGGGGCCGAACTCGTAGAGCGCCGGTTCCACAGTCCCGTCAACCACGCCAACGCTTCCCGCCGCCTGACCAGGCTTCCACTTTCCCTTCAGGGCGTCATAGACCAGCGTATGCCCGTCCTGCGGCGACTGCTCGCTGAAGTCCACGTCCTCCAGTGAATGCAGGGCCCCGCCACCGCTGTCTATGGTGACGATGTAATGGTTCGGATTCTCCTCGTCTTCGACCGCGACGACACCCGCACCTGTGAAATTAATTGCAATAGGGTCCGCCAAAAGCTGATCGTTGACCCTGAAATCAATTTGCGGGAAGTCGATGGGCGGCATCTCGAACTTGACCTTCGCCTTGCCGGAGCCAGACGAAGTGACCGTAAGGCCCTCGAACTCAAGTTCGTTGAGCTCAGTCGTGATGGTGCTACCACCCACCTTGACCGTAATGGTCGGCGGCATAGATGCGAAAACGAAGCCGGTCTTGTTGGAGTTGACGACCAGCACCTGCCCTTGGTTGCCGTAGCTGTTCGGGGTGTCAGCCAGCTCGATGAGCTTCATCTCGCTGATGTTTATCAGGTCATCAAGGCTCTTGAAGACAAGCTCGCTCTCGGTCGGGTCCACCACCAGGAACTTGTTGGCGTTACCCTCAAACGTCTGGGGGCCGTCCACCATGCCGAGGAAGCTGTAGGTAACCGCAGCCTGAGACGGTACCCAAGCGGCACCGTTCCAGGCGAGCACGTCACCCACCAGTAGATGGTTCACGTACACATCCGGCAGATCGCGCAGATGCGGCAGCGGGATGACTTGCTGCGGGGACTTGAACTTCAGCTTTTCGCCGTCCCAGTAGGGCACGTGCCCTTCATCTGCGCCGGACATATCGACATCGTTCAGCTGCGCCAGGGTGGAGGCCCCGCCGCTTGCGCTGATCGTCTGGTTACGCCACACGCCATCAATGCTGTCGTAGACCAGCGCCTGACCAGCCTCGGCATTCGTGATCACGACATTGGACAGCTCCCCGATTTCAAGGTCTGGGTTGGCCAGCGGGGCCGGGACCCACTTGCCAGCCGTCTGGTCCCACATCAGGAAGTCGCCGTGATCGGGCGTGTTACCAGAAACGTCCGTCAGGTCGTTCAGGGCCGAAGGCGTACCGGCAGGGTCTTCCGTCCAGCTGAGGGTCTGCTTGGTCCAGTACGAGCCCGTGGACTCCACCCACATCTTGATCTTGTCGGGCGGGTTGATCAGGTGCCAGCCGTTGAACCAGAAAGCGATATGGTTCGCGTAACCGTTCCACTCGTTGATCGGGCTGGTGCCGACGATATAGACATCACCATCCTGCGGCTCTGCCGGGGGCGTATTGGAAATAGATTTGGCCACCCTTGCGATGAGAGCATCGAAGGTGACAAATCCTTCATTGATGACGACCTCCTTGTTCACCGTATTAGTGGCAAGAAGGTTCACTCCGAGTTTCGGCGTCGTAACCATCAGACCCAAACCTCCGCGGCAAATCCTCTGCCGACGACACGACCTATCTGATACAACCTAAAGTGCACTTTGTCTTGGATCGACCCGAAGTCATCCGAATGATTGGCTGCGCTGTAAGTCCAGCTGCGAACCTCCGACAAAGCGACCGTGCGAACTACCGTGTCACCGTTGAGGACTTCGATTTCATATTTCTCTTCGTCCTGATCGAGCTCGGTGCCCATGCCGTTGACCAGCAGACCCTTCTGCCGGACCCTGGGAAGCCATTCTAGCTCAATCGCGCCGTTATCCCTCCGCAGCTTCTTCTTGATGAACGGAGCGTATGGGCGCAGCGAATTGCCCGTGTTCTTGAACGTGTATTCCATGGCGGACTCCACGTCCTGACCCTGCGAGAGAGCCCGGAACCGCCCTTCCACGTTCAACAGCGTGATGTCGTGGGTTATGCGCTCCACGCCTTCTCTGGTCAGAATAACGAACCGGTCGGCGGGTTCGTGCCTGTTGATTGCCCACTCGGTCCCCCTCAGACCACGGAGGAACGTGTGCAGCTCCCACAGGCCGTTGCCCAGATCAATCGCGTTGGCAAACTGGACAATCTCGTCCCCGATGATGGCAACGTTCACCGGAGACCGCAGAAGCTCTTGTTCCGTCCGGCTGAAAAGCACCCGATACGGGTTACGCAGCCTTATGCGGATGCGATTGAATCGATCCCAGATACCAGGATGAGCGGGCCCGAGGGTGCCCAGCGTGAACCCGTGAGCGGGGTCGGTATTGTTGTAGGCAACCGTGTACCAGTCCGCACCAGAGCTATCCTGTACCGGCTCCACACCGAATACCGGGACAGTGCCACCGGACGACAGGTCCAACATCAGGAAGCCACCGTTCCATCCGGATCGGGTTCCACCCATCACCGAGTAAAAGCCGATATTGTCCGCCTCGTTGTCCGTCAGCAGCGGAATGTCTAGGAAGTACGGCACCGTGATGGAAGACTGCGGCGGCTCGTCTTCCATGTCATCATCCACGATTAAGTCGGTCGATGCGTTCGCGCCGACATACTGCGACCTGTGGTGGTCGATCATCTTCATTTCGAGGATGCCGTTTGCACCGGTGTTCACCTCGATCACGCGAGCACCCCTGAAATACCTCGTACCAACCGGGTCAGGGATCAGCACGAAGTCGCCAGGCTCCAGAATGATGTACTTCCGGGGCAGCTGGTAGGTCCACTCACGCCTGGCCTTCCAAAGCGTGGACATCGTTTCCTCAACGCGAGACTTTGCCTCCGCTCGCGTGAGGGCAATCGTGACATCCACCTCCTGCACACGGTTCGATTCCGTCACCATGCGCTGGGCCGTCATCGTATTCAGCGAATAGTTTCGTCCAGGCTCCTGATACGTGAGCGTTAGTTTCTGCGGCAGATCGAACTCCTGCGCTCGAACCAGTGTCTGTGTCGGCGGCTGATCGTCTCCGGTTTCATGAGCCCCGAAGTCCTCCGGACGAAGGATGGCGACAGGCTTCTTATCCAACCACGAGAAGCGAAGCTTGAAGGCCGTCTCCGCGCCGTCGAACGGATAAATCATCTGTAGGTCCTGAATCGCACGGCGGGCAGACGTGGCCTGCGTGATCGCGTAGCCGGGAACAGTCACATCCGGAATGTCGTCAACCGCAAATTCGTCGTCCGTCATGCCGCTTTCACGGCAAATATCCGCCAGGATATCCCGGAGCTGGGGCTCCTCCGGCGTCTTCTCTACCTCTATGTTGAACGTGGGTATCGAGTTACCGAAGTCTTCCAGCTGAAGGTTGTCGATGACGATGTAGCAGGTGCCCCTGAACGCCGGAACCATGCCCACGCCCTTGTACTTCTCAAGGGTCGGGTCAGGCGTCTGAACTTCCGTACCCAGATAGAGACGGATCGCATCGAAGCGGCTCTTGAACCGCAGGTACTCTTTCTCCTTGTCGAGGCCGGAGAACATGCGGTCCACGACCTCCGCCACACCACGGCGGCTCGGCTGGGTCCCGCCAATAGGGTGGCTCATGACCCAGTTGATCGCCTGCTGTGGCGTCTGAAGCGTATATTCCCCGATCTCGTAGTTGTTAAACGCAAACACGAACGCACTGACGTGAGCTTCATCAACGTCCACGCCAGCCGCCAGCAACCGCTCACCCTCTTCGTAATACGCCCTCTCGAAATCCTTCTTTGCCTCACCGGCAATTTCGGGGTTCTGCCAGAGCAGCTTCTGGTTCGCCCAGATGCGCCGGATACGATGCACCGGACCCTGGCAGACAGCGACAGCACAGTACACCGAGTAGGTGTATGTGATCATCTTCTGCTTGGGTGGGCCACCCTTGCCGCCGACTTCTTCCTCGTGCCGCGTCTCAATGAGCTTCGAGGTCCAGATGAGCTGACCCGGAAGCTTCATCGTACCCCAATGTCTGATGATGGGGTTACCGGGGCTTACAGCCGTAATGTTAATGTCCGAAATGCGAGGCCCTTCGATGGGCTTCGGCTTCGGCATCAACGCCTGAACCAGGAAGTAACCGCCAACACCAATGGCGAGACCAATCGCAAGCTGAGCCATCAGACCGCCTCCGTCCCCGGAAACTCGTAGATGCGCACCAGGCGCTGCATCCAGAAGTCATCCCAACCGTGTTCGACCACCAAGCCGCGCTTCGAGAAGGCGTGGATCATGGTCGTGCGGCCCGCGTACTCGCCCACAATTGCAAAGTGCTGCGGTTCCTGTTTCCAACCCCACAGGACGGCCACGTCGCCTGGGTAGAAGTCCTTCCGGTCGGTCGGCACGAGGTACTTCTCGGCATTCTGCTGAAGCATCGTGCCGGACGGGCTCTCCGTGTAGTTCGCCGGGATGGTGATCTGAGGCAAACCAAGGTCGAGCCACACACCGTAGACCAGGCCAATGCAATCAACTGCAACGCCTTTTTTTCGGCCCTGATGTCTGTAGGGCGTGCCAATCCACTCGCGAGCGCGAGCAATGATCTCATCACGCCGAATGATACTATCGACCCTTTCCACCGCTGCTCTCCACTGACTTGCCCTGCTGCGAATAGTTCGGCGTGGACAGCGCCTTGTCCTCGGTCGGCATGTCGGGGAAGGCCCGCATGTTGTCGAGGTTGCGGAAGATTTCCTTGCAGGCGTACCGCGTCTTCGGGCAGCCCTGCCAAACCCTGAAGGTGTCCCCCTTCTTGATCGGATACGGCATGGACTCGACCAGCTTGAAATGAGGGCGGGGCACCTTGCGGTACTCGCGGACCTCCATCTTGAAGCCAGCGTTATCCCCCGTCAGCCATTCCAAATAGCCGTACTGGAAGAAATTCGGATCGTAAGCCTTGCTGAAATCCCGGCAGTCGAAGGACGCCCGGTCGTAGATACCAGTTACCGTTCCTTCCGCCTCACGTGCCAGGCGGGCTTCCCAGATGACCTCACCGTCCCGAACAGTTGCCCCTTCCGTGGTCGGCCAGTTCGGCTCAGTGTTGCCTGCCTTTCCGTACCGAAGGGTCCTAACAGCAGGAGTCGGCACACTCACTCGGCCCCTGAAGAACTCATCTAAGAAGAAGAACATCATCATGACGGAAAAGATCACCCCGAAAGCCATCAGCCACACGGGCAGGCTCTGGAAATGCTCACTCAGGAAATACGGGTCGTCCTTCGGGGCGTCGGTCCGGACGGACTTGTCACCGTTCACGCAGTAGTACCAGAAGCCGTTCGGCGTGGAAGGCCGAACGACTGTCCCGAAACTCGCGTCAGAAATGATCTCCGCCGTACACTGCATACCAGGGGACCACACAGGCGGGTTCATATTCACGCGGCAGCGTGCATCGCCAAGTGAGGCCGCACATTCGAGCGTGTAGAACTCACCGAAGTCCTGCTGGAGCAGCTGGGTCAGGGCGCGGAGTTCCGTCTCGAACTGGCCATTCGTGATCTTGATCTCGCCAATGCGGCCACTGCGGATCGGAACCGTGCCCCATTCGGGCTTGTCCGGCCTGATCCAGAAGAGCTCGACCCTCGCACCATCGTAGACACCACCCAGCAGGTCCCGCTCGGTGATGTGGTCGCCCGTCAGGGCGATGGCGTTCATGTTGTCCACCGAGAAGTTGTTGCGGGAGATGTGGGCCGATGCCGAGAACGAGTTGGCCGGAATGTACTGCACCCCGTCATAGACGAACGGCTGGTCCCCGGACGTGAAGCCGAGAACAACGCCGTCCCTCCGCGTCACCTTCCAGGCTGCAACAATGTAGGTCGTGGTTTTGCGCAGCTCGTCAAAGAGCTCCTGGCTTACCTTCTTCACGAGTTATTCCTCCCCAGGCCGCACTTCAACGAGCTTCACATCCGCCGCACCACCAATGCCGTACTCCTCCAATGAAACCGGAAGTCGGTCAGTGTCGAAACGAACCGGAACCCAGAACTCATAGCCAGCCCTCACCTCCACACCGGTGGCGGGGGCCGGGTGCGTGTAGACGGACACACCGTTGCGCCCGCTTTCGTTCATGCCCTTGTCCGGAGGCAGCTGGATGTCTATCCAGTTCAGGCCCTTTTCGAGGATCGGGGCGTTGACGGCCTCACTGAGGTTGTTCTCGGCATTCAGCCATCCGATGGTCAGGACGCGCTCCCCCACCCGGAAGTCGCTAAAGTCCGCATTGTCGGCGGTGATCCTCCAGCGGGTCGAATTGGATACGCCCTGCCGGATGATCGAAGCGTTCATGAGATTGTTGATGCCATGACGCGGGGTCAGCGTGATCATTCCCGTGTCATAGTCACAAACGAAGCCCGAAATCTCGTCCCCGCCTACGGCAATCCTGACCGTGCCAGGCTTAGGCTTGTAGATCGGTCGGGTAGCGTAATGCGTCCCGGAGGGCGTCGGGTAACGCTTTACCAGCTGGAACTGCTTCGTCGCGTTGTCGCCAACGCCGATGAGCTGGTCGAACGGTGTGATCGGCGGGGTGCTGCGGGCCTCCTCGCGGGTGGCCAGCGTCGAGGTGTGGTCCACCACGTCATGATACAGGAAAGCGTGCTTGCGGCCCTGCATCGCCCGGAAGAAAGCGATCAGGTCGTGCAGGTGCTCAAGGGTGCGAACGCCGTAGGCCACGTCATATTCCATGAGCGGCTGGTCCCAGCGGCTGTTGCGCTGCGTGTGGCCGCTGTCCACCATCACAACGTCCGTCTGGTAACGGGTCGCACCAATCGAGTTGTAGCTGATATCGTGCGGGAACTCTTCGTTGATGAACATGTCGATCCACTCGAAGTTGGGTGCGAACGTCATGAGGACATTCACCATGACCTGCGTGACGTAGATGTTGTCGCTGGTCGAGGGCGTCCCATAGATTGGGTCAGGCGGCGGACCTCCCGGCGTAGGTGGAGGCTGATAGCCGGGATCGCCCGGATCGGGGTTTTCCGGATCATTCGGCTTGTACGGGCGATTTCGCTGGATTCCGATGTAGTTGACGTATGCCTGCGTGGCCCGGAAACGCGGGTTGGCAGCGGTTGAACAGGCACGACCTTCAACCTGCGTCACCCGAAGGTTCGCATCCTCCTCGCTGGCAACATCGGTCCTTATGTGCGTAACCGCGACAGACATTACTTCAGCTCAAATCCAAAGCTCATTGCCTCAACGTCTTCCTTGGTCCAGGAACCGCCACCCGGCTTCGTTTCCAGAATGAACTGTCTGGTGACATACTGCGTCGGAGCCGTCAGGTGATCGGACTGCTCTTCGGTGTCGTCCACCTTGCAGCAGATCGAGTAATTGGAAACGCCAGCAGCGTCCTTCTTGGCACGGACATTGATGCCTACGGCCAGCACGTCGATGACGTTGGACGGCAGCGGGTCGATGCCGAACATCTCCTTCACGCCTACCGTGTTGGCGTAGATGTAAGACTGGTCGTCGTCCGGTCCGATCTCGTCAATTGCCGTGAACTTGGCCAGACCACCGCCGAACTGGTTGCCCTGATTTGGTCCTGCGTCCTTGGTGGGCATCATCGAATGAATGACGACATCACCGAGGAAGTCGTTAAACAGATCGCCTTGCGTATCGAGGATATAGAGGTCGTCAATCCACTGGTACACTGCTATGTCGGAGCTGTTGAAGTAGTCGTTCGAGGTCTGCCCGACCCAGAGGACGTTCACGAACTCGGGCAAGCTGTCAGGCTTGGTCTTGCCCGTGAAGTTGATGAATGTGACGCCATCGACGCGGACAACGATCCGCCCACCCGCCGCCCTCGGCTTGTACTTGACCTCCACATAGTGCCAGACGTTCGGGAAGATGATGTTCGATGGGCTGTAGGCAATCGGCTGGCCACCTACAGACACGGTAAGTCCGCCCGTGCCGTTGATGTAGACGGCCATCGCGGTCGAGCGGGTGCCGTACAGGTTGTCGTACTCGAACCGGCAAAGCAGATCGAGCTGCGTGGCCACATACTTGAAGGCGAAGCCCACCACGAGCTCATCCCGGATATCGACCACCTTCCGGAACCAACCCTGGCTCTCCGCACCACCGGAGTCAGCCCTGAAGCGAAGAGCGCAGCCACGGCCCGTGCGGGTTTCCGTGGTCACCATGCAGTCATTGGCCGCGACGTACCCCGAGCTCAACATGATGTTGGTGGCGTCATACTGATTGCCACTGGTGGGGGGCGGGTTCGCCGTTCCGATGTTGTAGGCATCAAATCCGTCGAGCCAAAGCAAAGACATCGTTCACTCCCGTGCAATTAATTGCACACTCAGTTGTTTCGTACAGCCATACGCTGCATCTTGATCAGCGTATCTGCGAAAATCTGTCCCTCAGACTTCCGGAAGCCGTTGGCGTCACGAACATTGATGTTGTTCACCACGGTCTGGTTGACCTCGCCATACCGGCGACCGCCATTGCGGCTGAACTGAAGCACCTTACCCATCTCCTCGACCTGACGGCTCAGGCCGTCGATGATGGCGAGGTTCTTCTTGTTCTGGCTCTCGGTCAGGACCCTCTCGCCGCGCTTCAGGATGGCCGGGTACTCATCCTTCTTGAACAGACCCTTATGGAAGCGCGGAGCACCAGCCCAGGCCGTGATCGGCATGGCTCTCGTGGCGCTCGTCCGACCAACAACACCACCGCTGTGGAACAGGAAGCCCAGAATGCCGCCGAAGAGGCCACCACCTCCAATGCCGGACATGAGCTGCTGGATCAGCTGCAAGACAGCCTGAGCGAAGCTGCCAAGACCAGGCACGACCTGATCAAGCGGGCCAAGCAGGCCGCGAATGCCATTCTGCATGGCGCTGAATCCGGGGTTGGCGTTGCTCGCCTGCTGACCGGCCTGCTGTGCCCGCATACCGGCGTTCTGGAGGGCCGTACCGGCCTGGTCGATCTGCGGGGCGGCCTGGCTCGCCTGCTGCCCGACATTCTGAGTCGAGTAGCCCAGCTGCTGCATGTTCTGGCCGGACATCTGCATGGCCTGCGATGCGGTCGTGGCGCTCTGCTGCACCTGCTGATGAGCCGTCTGCATGGTCATGCCCTGCTGCTGGAACTGCTGGTTCATCTGCTGGACGGTCTGCTGCGTCTGCTGACCCAGCTTCTGCATGTCCTCGGTCGCACGGCGGATGGCCAGCTGGTTCGCATCGTACCAGGAGGTCTGGACCCGGTTGCTCTCGTTACCCGACAGCATTTCGAGCTGGAGGCCATTCGGACCCATGCGGGTGTTGCCGGTGGCGAAGCCCACATGCGCACCCGTCTGGCCAGGCTGGCGGCCACGGTGGGCAACCAGAACGTCACCCCTCAGCACATCCTCGGGCCGGACGGCCTGGCCCCACTTCAGGAAGTCGGCGGCGACCAGCGACCCGGAGCCCGTCACACCTACCTGCTCCAGAGCGGAGTTGACGAAGGCTGCGCACCAGGCCGTCTGGGCGGCGTCGATGTCGATGCCACCCGCCTTCAGGAAGCTGTTGATCTGGCTTCGGTTCGTCCGCTCGTGCATCCCAAGGAACGCAGTCACGGTATCCACCGCCGAAGACGTGGCATTGGACACAGCCTGGGTCACCTTATCGAGCGCCGTCTGGGCGGTGCTCGTCAGGTCAGGGATGCTCAGCGAGCCAGGACCAGCCGTGTTGAAGGCCGAATTGATCTTCTGTGTGGCCGAGCTCAGGGCCTGCGTCATCTGGTTACCGGCAGTGGTCATCTGGTCGGCAGTCTGCTTCAGGGTCAAACCGGCTTCCTGAGCAGCACGGAACGATCCCGGAGCCGCTCCGGTCGTGGGTGCCATGTTGGTATTGGCCGGAAGCGGAGCTCGTTCGACCGGAGACACCGGAGCCGCGTAGGCCGACTGGTCCTGAGCGCCAGGCCAACCGAAAGGCTGACCATTGATGCTGACCTGCCCGGCGTTGACCACGGCCTGCGGCGTATGAATGCCCGACTGGGCCAGCGATTCGATCTTGCTGATCGCGTTCTCGATGCGGGTGGCCGAGTCCTGCTTCTGCTGCTGGGCGAACGGCTGGAACAGCTGCCGCATCGTGTTCTCCACGGCGAAGCGTACCATCATCTTGCCCAGCTGCAGGCCGAAGTTCCGGAGAGCGTCCTTGCCTCCGGTGAACGCCTCGGTCAGGGCATCAGCCAGGCCGCCGATGGTGTCCTTCTTCAGCTTCTCTATCGCTTCCTCGAACGTGCCGATTTCATCGAGCCACTGCCGGATACCACTCTTGCCCTGCTCGTTGGCCTCGGCCAGCGCCGTAGCGTACTCGCGGACTGCCTGCGTAAGCTCCCTCGTGATCGGTACGCCCTGGCTGCGAAGCGAGTTGATCTCCTGCTGGACAGTGCGCTCGATCTCCAGTTCCTTGCCGCGGAGGCCGAACAGAGCCAGCTCCTCGCGCATCGTCCGCACCCGCTCAAGGATCGGATTACGGGAGGTAAGCGTGGTATCATTCAGTCTCTGGAGCAGCCAGTAGTACCGCTCTGCGCTGATCAGACCGCTGGCGAAAGCATCATTCAGGGTCCGTACCCCTTGCTCGTACTCGCGAACCGCCGCTGTGATCGGGTCCAGCTGCTCTTCCAACGCCCTGAAGAGCTCAAGCTGCCGCGTCTGTGCAATTAATTGCGCAATCTCGTTCTTGCGCTCACGAGTCAGGGAGCCGATATCGCGCTCCGCGTCTTCGATCTGACGCAGGATCATGAGCTCGGTCTTCCGCTCCTCGGTCAGGGCACGGGCATCCTCCAAGCCCCGGCGAAGAGTGCGGATCATGTCTTCGTAGGCTTTATCCTGCTCGGCCTGCTGGCGGGCACGGATGATCTTACGGACCTGGGCCTCTTCCTCTTCGGTCAGATCGATGATGTCCCGTCGAATGTCACGGATCGCGCGGTCCACTTCGAGGGTGTTCTGCCGGTCCTTGGTAATCGCACGGGCCGTCTCAAGCTCATCCGTCAGGTCGTCAATCTTGATCTGTAGCGGATCGAGCTCACGCTCGGCCTGCTTGATCATCGCCTTCAGGCGTCGAATATCCTTGTCCTCGAAACCAGACTGTACCTGCACCTCCACATCGAGACTCAGAAGCTCCTCCAGTGCATCCTTCTGGTCCTTGATTATCCTCCTCGCCTCGCGGAAGTTGAACATGTCGTCGAGGGTATTGAATGCCTTTTCACTCAGACCCTTTCCGATATTGGTCTCTATGGCTCCCGCCACGCTCTGGCTACCAGTCGTAGCAGCCTTCTCGGCCTCTTCGAGGGCCGCGGCAACATCGTCGCCCGCGAGCCAGTTCACGAACCTGTTCCACCCGTCCTTCAGGTAATCAATCGTGGCGTCCCAGGCGTTGGATATGGCGGTCTTCATGCCCTCTCCGATCTCGGACCAGCTCTGGCTGAAGAACGCCTTTATCTCATCCCACTTGGAATAGATGAGCGCACCCAGCGCCACCATGGCCGCTCCAATGGCCACGGGCACGATGACAGGCAGAGAGGCGAGAAGCGCCGGGATGGCCGCGATCGCGAGCGGGATCGACAGGATCGCCACCCGCAGAAGCACAAAAGCAGCAGTCAGCTTGCGGACAGCAGCCACACCAACAGCGAAGAGGCTGAAGTTCCGGACAGCCGTGATAGCCGCGCCGGACGTGGCCAACACCACCGCACCAAGCCGGATCATCGCCGCGATGACCTGGCGGCTCATCAGGAGCGCCATGGCACCCATGGCCTTGAAGGCCGTGCCAACAGCCTTGATGCCGGTGATCACGCCAGCGATAGCCGCGCCAGCAGGCATCCACATAACGGCCCAGATGGCAGACAAAGCGACCATGGTCCCCCTTAGTGCCAGGAGGACTCCGCTGAACCTGAGCGCAACAGCGGTCGCCGTGGTGAACCCCTTCACAACCGCCGTGAAGGCACCAACACGACCAACAATGCTGAGCGCGGCTCCGATGCCGAGAATGGTCGTGGACAGCGTACCAATCAGGGCAATTACCGTCTGGATCGGACCAGGCAGAGCCGTGAACGTGCGGATAGCCATGTTCATCAGCTCTCTGACCCAATCAACCATCGGCTTGAGGATTGGAGCCAGTGCCCCACCAATGGTCTTGGAGAAAACGGTAGCAGTCGCAGTAAGACCATCCCAACGGGCAGACAGGCCCTCGATGGCCTTCATGTACTCTTCGGTTAGCGCCTTGATCTCCTCGTATTCACGAGCCGACTCCACCATCTTTTTATCGAAGAGCTCAATGTTCTTCGACGCCGAACCAAGCACCGAGGCAATCTCGATGCCCTCCAACCTGAGGTCCCTCATGAACTGGGTGGTGGACATGCCCGCATCGCGAAGGTCCTTGAATACCTTCAGAACGATGAGGAATGCCTGTTCCGGCTTATCCTCCAGTATTTGCAGGAACTGTTCTCGCGTAATACCGGTAAGGCGAGTAAGCCGTTCCATACCCTTCGTGGCGTTAATGGCCGAGTCCGTCAGACCAGTGAATAGGCGACCCATCGCCGTACCGAACAGCTCGGGGCGGAAGTCGAGCTGTTTGGCCGCAGCCGCGATACCAAGAATGGCGTCAGAGGTCAGTCCAAACTGCGCCGTGGACTGAGCGATACGAGATGCCATCGAAAGAATCTCGTGCTCGGTCGCAGCCGTAGTGTTACCGAGGTGAACCAGAGCGGACGCAAATTTCTCGACGTTCTTGATGCCTTCGCCAGTGACGGTGAGGATACGAGAGATCGTGGACGCACCCTGCTCACCGGAAACGGTCGGTGCAGCAATGGACAGCTTGCCCATGACCTCGGTCATCTTGAGAATATCTTGAGGATCATGGACACCCATCTGACCAATGGCCCCGGCGATGTTCAGCATTTCATCTGGCCGGACACCCGTCATGGTCATCAGGAGCTTGTCGAACTCCCTCTCGAACTCACGGATTTCCTTGATGGTCATATCCGTGGTCTTGCGGACGTTGATGAGGCCCTTTTCGTACCCAGCGAAGGTCGTGATTGCGTTGTTGAGCATCTTGTTGGATGCGAAAGCTCCGGCGATGGCAGCACCCGCCGCCTTCGCCTGCGTCACCAGGTTATCGAGAGATTTCGATGCCTCATCTGCTTCCTTCTTTACCGTGGAAGCACCGCCACCAAGCCCCTTCAGGGCGTCACCGATCTTCTTGATCGTCTGGGACGCTTCATCCTGAAGCTTCATGATGAACTGGAGCTCTTCCTGCGTCATAGCCGCCTACCTTCGCCTCGGGGGCATCCTACTCTCTCGTGCCTTCCGCTCTTTCTCCCTGTTCAGCTCTTCCCGGTCACACGCGTCATTCGCGTCATCCAGAATGCGGAATACCTCGATGGCCTTGTTCGATTGGTCTGCAATCCCTCCGGCACTAGGCAGAAACCCTTTGCGGTACATACCGTAGTATTTCAGGATCGCCGCCCAATAAAACGGGTTCTCCCTTATGTGCTGGCGAGGGCAAGCCCATATGTCCTCACCAAGAAGGGTTATTGGGAGCTGCGCTGGCTTGTGCCACCTGATCTCCTTATCACCCTTTTCGGTCACCACCGTGTATGGCCTTGCGAAGCACCCCCATTCGTCCTGACGCTTGCAACCGTCACACTGCCGTTCGGGCAGTAGCCGGATCGCGGCTACGCCCTTGCGGAGTTTTTTTCCTCTTCCTTGCTGACTTCGCTGATGTCCTTGATCTTCTGGGCCAGCTCAGAAATCAGTCGGACACCGAACATGTTCATGATGTCGTCGTGAACGACCTCATATTCGCGCCCGTTGACGACCGCCTTCTGGGTCTTGAAGCGAACCTGATTTCCGTACTTGTCCGCGAAGTTCCTGAAGCCAGCCAGGCCGTGGCGAACAGCATCAATGTTCGTCTGGTTCACGCGGGTATGGATACCAACCGTGTCATCACCCTGCTTGCCGGAAATCACCGACGCGCTGTCATAGATGTGGCCCATCAGGAACACATCGAGCGGGCGAAGCAGGAAGACGGTAGCACCCTCACCGATTACCTCCCGCTCTTCCTCGCCCTTGGTCGGGTCACTCGGGTCAATCGGCACGAACTGCTTGGTCTTTGCAGGATCGAGGTCAGAAACGTATTCAACCGTGTCGTGCACGGTAAGAGCAATCAGGGCCATTTTCAAACTCCTCTGCCATTCGGCTGCTGAGTATCCCACTATGGGTAGCGGTAAAGATACTCAGCTGAGGAGCCCAGCGCAATTAATTGCATTTCCGCTGGTCTGAAACGTAATCCGGCCCGTTCGGAATGGGGGACTTGTCAGCAACTATGCAGGTTACTTTTGCGGGAGCGTTATTCTTGGCTATCTCGTGGGCCGCACTATGGGTGAGTTTCGCGGCCAGGACCTCACCCTGAAGGTTCCCTTTTCGGTCTGCTTTCTGGACAATGTAGACTTTGACGCTGAATTTGCTTCCAGTGCCAGACATAATAAAACCACCAGCCCTTTCGGTGAGACCTCATTTATCTCACAACTGAGGACTGGTGGTGAAGGCTGACTGGTCTATTCCTTGAGCCGCCAGGACAGAAGCTTGCAGGTCTTGTTGTCGATCTCGGCGTAAGCGTATCCGGTATTCAGGCCCCCGAAACCGTTCTTGGCTCGGAACTCCATGCGTACCTTGTTGACACCATCCTTCACCTTCGAGGTGCGGGTCTCGACATGTTCGAAGCTCTTGGGGTCCCGCAGGGATTTCTTCACCGCTTCTTCGAGCTTCAGATGCGAGCCGGTCCAACCATTCATGCAGTGCTCGCCCCATGCTTTACTCTCCGCACTTGGCTGCCCCAGATACCAGAGGCCAGCGATTGCCAGGATGATCAAAATGAATCGCATTTCCTACTCCATGCTGTTTGGTCTCCATATTTCCTGGCACCTACTTCACCGACCGTTCAAAAAGCGTCAACAAAAAGAAAGCGGCCACGAGGGCCGCTCTCCGTTGCAATTGATTGCATTTCCTCCGACTAGCAGAGGAAGAACATGATTTCGTCGTTCGAGTTGTACGCCGGGAACTTCAGACCGGCATCGTAGGTCAGAATGCCGTTCCGGTCGGCGTAGGTCAGGCCCGTGTACTGGACACCCGGTGCAACGATCCAGACCGTATTGCCGGGCTGATGGCCAACGCGCATCTGGAACGGCATCCGGCTGGCGTTCGCCAGGTGCGACCAGAAGTCGTTGTTCGCCACGAGGTCGGCTTCGGGGTTGATACCGCCTTCCGGAGCGCGGGAGACGATACGGGTGCCGATGTAGCCTTCCTTGGACGAAACGTCCGGCCTGATCTGGATATCGTTCGCCTGATCGAACGTGAACTCTTCCACGATGGCGTAGAATCCACCAACACGAAGGCGAGCCAGCTCGACCTGCGAAGGCAGGGTCCGCTCGTAGTTCGGGGTCGGCATCTGCTCATCGACCGGAGCCTGCCAGATACCGGTGAACGTCCAACTAACCGAAGCGAACTCACCGGCGGTGGCCGTGATCTCGAACGTACCGAACGCACCAGGCATGACGTGCTTCACGCCGTCCTTATACATGACGAGCGTGATGGACTCGAAGTTATCCGAGATCGGATCGAGCCGCAGGCCAGCAGGCATCAGCCAGACAACCCACTTCTGACCCTGGACCAGCTCTCCGGTAAAGGTCGGCGTCAGGACCAGGCCATGCGTACCGACATTGATGTCGGTGCCTGACTCAATGGTCTGAGCAGCAGAGCCTTCACCCTGCGTGTCCGAAGTAATCGTGACTTCCGCGACACCGGACTCACCAGCAGTCGTGACCTCAATGAAATAGCAGATCACGTCCGTGTTATCAGCCTGGGTCACGTCAGAAACCCAAGTGACACGGTTGGCATGGTCGTCAACGTCGAATACGCCCTTCACCCACGGACCGGTTTCCGAGGTCATCTTGTAACCACAGGCCCGGAACAGGCGAGAGATGATCGGGGCATCCGCCGCGTTACCGGAATGCTGCTTGCCGTTGCCACGAAGCTCGGTCGTGAACTCCATCTGAGCAAGCTTGCGACCAATGATGTGTGGGGACTGCGAGATGCTATCCCGCACAAAGTCGCGCTCCAGCACGTTCGGTTCAATCGTGTAGGTCGGCTCGGAAACCAGAACGCCGTCATCGACGCCAACGGTCTCAGCCTGTCCGTAGACGGATTCGACCTTCGCCTGAACAACAGCCCTACGAGTAAGCAGAACACTCATGGCTATTCTCCTTTACCTACGGGGCTGTCCTTAACCCTGACCCGAACCGTCACCCTGGCCATCGCCTTCCTCAGGCTCGGGTTCAGGCTCCGTGGCAGGCGGAGTCTGCAAAACAGCCAGAATTTCGTTCAGCTTTTCCGCAACGTCCTTGGCCGTGGCGGTGTCCGGGTCATCAATCGGCTCGATTTCGTCGAAGTCCTCACGGTCGGGCTTCGTGTTCAGAATGTCGGCAAGGTTCTTGCCCTTTTCTCCGAAGATGTTGCTGAGACCAGAGAAATGATTGCGCTTGAGCTTCATCGCTGGAGCATCCTTCCTTTCAGATGCGCCGGGACTATCCCGACTCCAACAGGTTGCAATTAATTGCATTAACGCGGAGTCGGGTCAAGGAATCTGGTCTCAGCGAAAGGCCACTACACGGACGGGTTCGGATCAGTCGGATCGCCGTGTGCATGGCGGTAATGCACAGTCACCCACAGGACGCCCATGATCGTCTTGTCATCATAGGTCGTCATGTCGAGTTCGCTGGTCTTGTAGTCGGTATCTAAGGCCAGCCCGCCCCACGTCCTGTTCTTGGCAACCACCTGCTCTACGACAGTCAGCACTGTTTCCGCCAATTCACCAGGGTCCGGGTCCGTTCGGTTGACCGTGATGCGAAATTCGATTGCCACATCCAGCAATCGTTCGATGTACGGGAAGCTGTGCTTGTACTGCTCCGGACCAGGCACGATGCCAATCGAGAACCGCTTTTTGTGATCGGCCTCACTAAGAGGACCCATGCCAACGGTCGAAAACTTGAGCGGGTAATCAGGCTCAGAGACCGCCGCGAAGGTCTCAGCCATGGTGCGGAGAATCTTGTGACGAACGCTCTCAACCATTTCACTTCACCCTTATGTGGCGGACCATCTGGTCGGCAGCTCTTTCAACGAATCTCGGCACACTCTTCTTCAGGGTATCTCGCACACCCAACCGTGGTTTGATCGTCACGCTGCTTTTCAGCACATAAAGCGGGATTATCTGCGCTCCCCTACGTTGAAAGATCAGAAGGTTCCCCGCTCTTGTTTTTGCAACAAACGTGTTTTCCCAATCTCTCGCCCTTTTCTTCCTGGGTTTCCCGTTGGCATCGAGGGCATCAGGCAATGGTACAGTAAGGAACTTGGCCCTCTTCGGCTTTATGGTCGCCCCAAATTCGTGAATAAGCGCGGGATTTCCGAGGCTGATATAGCCCTGGAGGGTGCTGATCTTATCGCCCTTTACCCTTACACTTCTGAGGATGGAATTGACCAGTTTCCCGGAACGTTTCGATAGCGTCTTGTCGGTCGTTCCCTGGGGCCATGGAGTGCTATGCCTGTCCGCAATCTCCCTGACTACGCCCTGAAGAAAGCTCTTCAGTTCTTTGCTCAGAACCTGCGCCGAGTCCTCCCAGCTCTTACCAAGCTCATCCGCAAAGGCGATCAAGCCTCTGCGGGCATCGTAGTAACGCTTGTTCCGGAACTGGAAACGGAACTCGAACCTGGTGGCCATGACCTACCTCACAGAGGCAGAACGGCCAGCGGTGCGTACCGGAGCCTTCCGTTTATGATGGCTGCGTACTGGCTGTGCAGGATACGACGATCCAGCTTGATTCCCGCCTCAGTTACGGCCTGCATGGTGGCAAGATGCGTGAGCGCCTTGATCGTTGCCGCCTCCTGCAACCATTTCGGCACCTGAGTCAGATCGTAGGATTTCGGGTTGTTCGGGTCGGGGTCGAACCCCGCCTCGTAGGTGAACTCCACCCTGCTTCGGCTGTAGTAGGTCTTGTAATCCTTCGCAAACCCCTTTTCGAGGTCATAGATCAACCCATCTACGGAAGTCTCGGGTTCGGACGCCAGGAAGCCACGGCTCAGCTTGAACTGAGTCTCGTAGTGGCTTCCGTGGATGTACGTGGGTGCCGGAACATAGAATATGTCCGTCACTTGCTCCCGTGGAAACCTCGTTTGCAGGACGGATTCCAGCTGCGGAGTTACGGCATCAAGCGCCATCTCAATGGCCGCGTTGATGTCGTCCATCTCGTCATATCCAAGCTGCTGTCGGATGGTGTCCACGGAAGCAAGGAACATCGCTTACACCTCTACGCCACTCGGATCGTCGTCCTCATTGCGGGGGTCGGAGGATGAGCTTTCCTCTCCTGCTTCGAGGTCGTCGGTCTCCTCCTCTTCGCTTTCCAGCTTTGCGTTTACGCTTGCGCTTCCGCCTTTTCGGATTACCAGCCCCTTTTTTGGTGCCGGGGCCTCCGGCGTAAAATTTCCCTGCGGAGCCGCCTCCTCAAGGGCTGCATCACGTTCCTTGGCCGAAATGTCGTATCCGAGAATCTTACTCAGGGCGTAGACGTTCGGACGCCCATTGGCCATGAAACTCTTCTCGTCATCGGGATCGAGCTGATCGGCAGCCGCCCGAATAGCCTCGTAGAGTTCATTCTTGTCAGTCGGCTTCACCGGACCAGCAGGCTTTTCATCCTCTTCGGTTTCCTGCTTGACAATGGAAACCACCTCAGTGACGTGCACCGTATCTTTCACGGGAGCGATGCGAAAGCGTTCGTCATCAGTCAGAATACGGGCTGTGGCTTCGTCTACCACAACCTCAATACCCTTCTCCCACACTCGCCCATACTTGTTGAGGCGACGGGGTTTCATAAGCTTCGCAATAAACATCAAAGCTCTCCTAGCTGTGCGTTCTCATGAAAACGGGGTCAGTTTATTACTCTGACCCCGATTTTGCAATTAATTGCAGGCTCCTATTACTCGGAGCCGATGTTGTTGTAGACGACCATCGCCTCGGGCTCTTCGATCTGGAAGTCGATGCGGCAGGTCAGCACGATGATGTACACACGTGCGGTGATGTCCTTATCGAACTCCATCGAGACCCGACGCTGAATGCCGAAGATCAGGTTCAGCGGGTCAGTGTAGATGCCCTTGTCCTCCGGCATCATCGCCACGGAGCGCACCGGCGAACCGAAAGCGTAGACCGGGTTGTTGCCCTGAACCATCTGGTCACCGAGCGCGGTCGCACGGTCAGCCAGGGTATCACGGTACTCGGTCTCGTTGTTCACCGACACGAAGTGGGTCAGAGCGGCACGGTTGCGGAGGTACTGAGACGGCATCGTCTTCAGGCCCTTCTTGAAGATGGCCTTAGAGATGGTCTCATCCTCGGCATCAACAACGTTGCCGTTTTCCTCACCGTTCTTGATCCAGCCATCCAGCTGCGAGAGGTAATCCTCGTCGTCCTGATCGGAGGCGTTGGTGTAGTCGGTGTCGGCCAGGATCGCCAGCTCTTCCATGTCGAGCGCAGCACGCTCGGCAATCAGGTCGATCAGCGTCTGGCGGAGACCGCCCGGACCGGTGTTGGACGGTTCGTTGTTCGCAGCCATCGCCCGCTCGATGTTGTCTTCGAGAACATCGTAGGGCAGACGGACCTCAGCGATCTGTTCCTTCGTGTTGAGCTCCAGCTGCTCGGTCGTCGGCTTGGAACGCTGCTGCTCGGTCAGGGCAACGCCCGAGGTAGCCTTGCGGAGAATGCGCTTACCGAAGCCGATCTTGTTGATCTTGCGCTTCGGAGAGGACATCTCCACGACGCGGCAGGTCTTGATCAGCGTCGGCTGCTTGATCAGTTTGCGAATAAAGGCAGCACCCTGCTCCGGCAGCAGCTCGCCACCGTTTGAGCGCAGGTCCTCGATAACGAGGTCAGCCTTGCGGAGGAGTTCGCCATTCGTGCTCATTTGTCCAGTACCCTTTCTAAAAAGCGTTCTTCTTCCGCACTTAGACGTTGCGGTCGTAAGCGGTGTCGAGCAGCGGCGGAATGGAGTTGTGGCCGCCGTCAGACTTCTTGGCCCTGAAGGTGTCACCACCGGCCTCGTTGTAGATCGTACCGCTCAGATCGGCCTCGGCCTTCTGGACACGCTGGTCAACCTGCTCGATACGGGTATTGAGCGCCCCGACTTCCTTGCGGACTTCGGATACGGAGGTCTCAACGATCTGCTTCAGATCACCGAGAGCCTTCATCAGGGCCTCAATCTCTTCCTTGCGGACGCCGCCAAGACGGTTCAGGCCGGAATCACCATCCGGGATCGAGGAACCATCGACGCCACCATTCTGATTCATCTTCTTGTCGTCCTGCGTGGCAGCAGCCGTAGCGCGAGCCGTATCAGCAGGAGCAGCGGCGAAACCACCAGGATCACCAGGCTCATGACCCTTCGGGTCAGGAAGACCGGTATCCGCCTTACGGGCATCAACAGGCCCCTCATCCTCGTTGCCCGTGGTGGATTCACCGGGAAGGGCACCGAACACGGTGTTTTTCCGGTCATCTTCGGTGGCAGCAGCAGAAACGCCCGTCCCCTTGCCTTCCTCGAAACCGGCACCGGTGCCGTTCTTGCCCGCGTCCGCCTTCTGGGTCTCCTCAGCTTCAACAGCTGCCTTCACGGCTCGCAGCTTGGCGAACTCAACATCCACCTTGAAAGCCTGAACCGGTACGGAACCGAGAACGCCAGTGACGTACCCCTTGAATGCGTCGATGGCCTTGGCAACCTCAGCAGACGCCTCATCGGGGGAAGACGCCTTGAACAGGATGTTACCGATAGTCTTGTGGAGCGCCTCGTTGGCAACGCAAAGAGACGGGTAGACGCCTTCGGTGGCCATGACGACACCGAAATCCGTTGCCGTACCGGCGTAACCCTCGAACGCCTTCTTCACGTTGGCGACAACCAGGGCAACATCGTCAGAGACCGTGAGAACCACGGTATCCTCAGCCTTATCTGCATCGGTCTTGGCGACCGTAACAATTCCGTCCTTTTCAGACTGGACGAAATCCTTCGGATCGAGTCCCGCTTCCTTGAAGATGGTCGCAACCTGCTCAAGGTTGGCACCCTTCTGAAGGATGGCGGCTACGATCTCCGGCTTGGGGTCAGCCTTCTTGAAAAGGCTTCGACCGAGTTTGTAAAGGTCCAGCATTTCATTGTCCTCTTTCGTGATCCGAAACGGGATTCGGTTAGCCCCACGCTTCACCAGCGAGACGAAATTCACGTCCGTTTCGACCAGCTCGTTCGCTTTAATGCGTACTTTCGGCATTGACCATTACCTCAACGAACGAGAAGCGATGTGCGTGGCCGTTCTCCTCTTCGGTAATCGTCCCACGCAGAATCTTGTGCACGTGCCCATCTGGACCGGGACTGGTGTAGCCGCCGAGGAAGCGACCTTCTTCGTCATACTTGACGAAAAAGCGGTGCCTGTGTCCGTCCACCTCGTCAGTCTCTCCTTCAATGGTCTCTGGGATGTAAAGCTCGATTTCCGTTTCGCGCCTGATCCCTACACCATCAAAAGAGAAGCCGTTTAACTCCCCCGATTTAACCATTCGCCAGATTTCGGGGTCAGGGACTTTCACTCCGAGAACCCACGAACCTGGAATGAAAATCGGATCATCGTCCCTTGCAATGAAGGACTCGACGACATAGCAGCCTGACTCCTGCTGGGTGTGATTGAGGTCGATTTTCGTGACCAGGCCCTTCCGCATGAACTCGTATGCCATTTCCCGTATGGACTCACGAGACATGAAATCCCCCTGACTATCGGGGACACCTGGGGCGTACACCTCAGACCAGACAATCTGCAATTCGTCGTCGGCCTTCTTAATCGGGGCCATATGGGTGTTTCCATGTCTTTCGGACACGCCAGAAGGCGCGGTCGGAAAACCACCTTCACCAGCAATGCCCTCAGCCTTACGAAACACCACCAACCTCGATGTCAATGCACGATACACAGAGCCGGAGAATACGGATGCATCCTACTCCGTCAACGACGAACTGCAATTAATTGCATTATGTGGACTATGAAAAGTACCAGTTTCGTCTCTGCGAGACAGACAGTTTGTCCTAAGCCACCAACTCTGCTGTCGTGATCTCTGTTACGGTCCCTAAAGGCACGAGAACACCACGACACATGGGATGATAAGGTGGGCTACCAAACCCAGACATCTGGAGCTCAGCATCCGACATGGATCGAATCTGTTCTATGGTGGCTCTGGTCGCCTTTGGCCACGGCGCAGATGCTCTCAACTGGTTTGGGTCCTGGGTGCTAAGAATTTCAACGATCCTCGAATACTCTCTGGTCACCTCGAAAACGCGCCCGTGCATATGCTGACAAATGGCACAGGTTCGATGGTCCAGAACTTCCGAAACCATGTATCTGGACACTTCCCTCTCAACAGCCTCGGAAAGGAACCCGAGGCTTACAACCCTGCTGGTGGTGAGATTTGCGGCCAGATCAATAAGCAGCTTACCGGCTCCGAAAGTCAGTAGTGGAAGCGGAGCCATAGGCTTGGCGTCAGAAATTTTGGCTTCCCTCACGCGCACATACGTGTGCAATTGATTGCGCACAGCCTCGGCCCCGTTGACTTCCACGATGTCAGTCAACTGGTCTAGGGCCAGCTGAAGCTCATACGGAACAGGCTTTCTGCCTTCCACGTAAGACGTGGACCGCACGTTTCCGGTCAGGTTCTGGGCTCCAAACAGAAGAGCCGCTACAGCGACCTCTTCCAATTGGCTACGCTGACTGTCAACCAGGCCAAGCAGAGACAGGTGATTGATAAGGTCGTGGGCGTCATCCCATCGACCCTCGGCAACAAGCTGTTCAATCTGATCGACAAGGTTACGGGCTACCCGTTCCCACGCTCTGAGAACGGGAGCCGCCATTGACCTTTCCAGACTGAGAAAGGCGGTAAGGTCAACCATCACACCCTCCTTTAATGGGCGTGATGCTCATGGGCCATGACTTCCATGGTGCACCCCAGGAGCTCCCCAAGACCATCCGGATCATTTTCCACGTCCAGGAACCTCATGGTCGCGCAAGCCTTTCGGAACTCGTGCTGCCCACGTTCATCCAGACGTGAAATTAATTGCAGCGTCTTGGATAGGGAAGCAAAATCCCTGTTACGGAAGGCTTCCATGGCTTCCTTGGCCAGGTCTACGACCGTCAGGTCTTCCGACTTCTTTGCATTTTCGCTAGGGGCCGGAGTCCTCTGTGGAACCCCGTTGGCGTTCACGGGGCCATTCGGCTTGGTCTTCATCCGACCAGGTACGACATTGCCCATCGCATCAACGGTAAGCTGACTGAGCGTGTACAGAGGCTCATCCGTGACCTTGATGTTGGTGCCAGCCGCCTCGTTGATCTCGTAGACAATATCCTTCATGTCCACGACGCCGGTGTTCATCGAGAGTTCAATAGCCTGGAGTTTGGTCTGAACGTCCTCGATGTTCAGCGGCTTGGAGATCATCTTATACCCCGTGTACCCCAGAGCCGGGAGAAGACGCATGTTGACGATCTCATCAAACTCATCCCGCTCAGGCTTGAAAACCTGGGCTTCTGCCAGCGTACAGGACACATAGGCTGAGGCGTAGTTGTAGTTCTCAGCCGAACCAACGAAGATCGGAGGCAATCGGAACGCCCGACGAATGCGAGACTCGCACTTTTCGTCGTAGTTCTCGAACATGGAATCGTTCATGCGGTCGCTGCCGAACCGCTCGACTGTCACTCTGGCCTGCGTCGGGTGGTCAAGCGAACCGCCAACCGGCTCAACCTCGATGATCTGCACACGGTTAAGCTTGGAAGCAGGGCCGGAAGTCTTTTGCTCAAGAGCCTTTCGGGTTTCATCCTGCAACATGCCACCCTGGAGCATGATCAGGATGGGCGGGATACCGCCGTTGTCGAAGAACTCCAGATTGAACTCCTCGGCCTTACGTGAGCCCAGCACCGATGGGAGTTGGCTGATCCAGCGAGGAACGCCATAAGGCGTCTTCGAGTCGGGCACACAGGTGAAATGTATGATCTCGGTGGCTCTGGTCTTGGCGGGAAGCCTTTGACCTTTGTCAGCCCACTTACCTGTGTTCTTGTCCAGATCGAGAGGAACACCGAAATCCTTGAAATAAACCAGGGCCTTTCCGTTCACCAGCTGAGCGTAACGGCGGTGACGCTCCATCACAGTGACCGTGACTTCTTTTCCATTACGGATAAGCTTCTTTTCCGTGGCTACAGGATCACCCAGCTCCACCAGTCGGATCATCTTGGCAGACACATGCCGGATGAAGACGATCTCATCCTTCGGGTTACGAAGGACCTCCAGGTAGGCATTCCCCACCCGCTCAAGATCGCGCCGCAGCTTCTGCCGGATGGTGACGAAAGACTCTCCGGGCCAGGGCTCCATAAAGAACTCCCTGAGCGCCTTTATCTTCTCGTCATCCTTGTTGTCCTCTACCACATCATCAGCCGATGTGAAGTCATACCCTGTACCATCGACGTTCGTGACCATCGCCTCAATACAGGGTGCCAGCGTGTTGTTCTCCTGACAAAGCCGGTCGAGCGTATCAAGCGGATACGGCGGGGGAAGAATTTTCGCGTCATCCGTGCTTGAGACGTAGAACTGCTTGAACTCATCTTCAGGCTCAAGGGCCTGCGGGCCAATCGCATCCTCGCCCCAAACCGCCTTCTGTAGGGCTGTTTTCTCCCCGCCACCAAATCCAACCATGCGGAAGGTGACGGACTGGGTGGTATTCTCTGCCTGATCCTTGGTCTCCGACATTTCAATCTCCCTTCACGCCTACTCATACCGCGTTTCCCTTCTGCAATTAATTGCATTTTCGGGTCACGCATCGAATTTCAGCGGCTTCAGTTCTGCCAGAGTGGGCCCGGCTTCCGCATCAGCGGGAAACTTGAGTTGCGGTTGCCACCCAACTTCATGAAACGGGAGATTACTCATTACCTCCTGAGCCCGTAAAGCCCATTCGGCAGCATTTTCTTCCGGAACGTAGGCGATCATTGCATCGTGAATCATGCCTACAATTTCAATCTCCGGATAAGCGTCCGTAATGAGCGCGATGGCCCACAACATCATATCGGAAAGACAAGACTGGATTGGGGAATTTATCGCCTGCCTCTCGGCCTTGGCCTTCACCGCCTTATCCCAACTGCGAATCATCGGAAGATGACGTATTCGTCCAAGTGGTGAACGGACCATTTCCCTGAACCGCACCAACTCCCTCTGACGTTCGTGGTAGGCGACAAGGCCGGGGTACAGAGCAAAGAAGTCGGTTCTGATCCTCTCCGCTTCCGCGTAAGTCAGTCGGAGGCCGTAGTTCGCCCACGCATAAGCCTGGAAGCCCTCGACACCCATACCGTAGAGCAGGCCGAAGTTACCGGCCTTGGCTCGGGAACGCAGGTCATCGAACATCTTGGCGAGCTTTTCATCCTCGCAGCCCTTCCAGCTCAGGAACTCCTCGTAGCTCACGCCACCAAGCTGAGCCCCGGTCACCGCGTGCAGGTCCTTGCCCTCCTCGTAGGCGGCGATCATGTTCTTCTCGTTCGCCACACAAGCCACCACGCGAAGCTCACCCTGGCTGTAGTCCAACTGCATGACGACCTTGCCAGGCGGAGCCGGATAACAGGCGCGGATTTTCTTCGCCCACTTCGTCTTCTTGGGCAGGGTTTGGAACGCTGGGTCCTTGGCCGACAACCGTCCAGTCACCGTGCCGGACTCTTCGCTGTCATCGTCATACAGACCACCATGGAAGAGCATGTAGGTCGGATGGATGCGCCCATCCGGTCGCAAATGTTCGAGGAAGCCTTCCACGAACGTGCTCAGGGTCTTTGCCGCCGAGTCCATCTCGGTCAGAGCCTCGACCATGGCCGCTGCCTCCGGCACGTCAGCGAACTGACGCAAATGGCTCTTGGTCATGGACGGCTCACCTGTTTTCTCGGTGAACTCCTTGGGTTTCAGGTTCAGCCCATGCGGAGTGAAGAAATATTCTTTCAGGATGGACGGCAGCAGGGGGCTCTTGCCCTTCTGGATTTGGGCTTCGATCCTCTCCCTGTACTTGATCCGCATCCGGTTCGGCAGGAGCTCCATTGCCTTGTTCTGGCTTTCCTTGATCACCTCCCGAAGCTCGTCAGCCAGGGCATGATACTTCTCAACGTCAACCAGGACCCCACGACGCTCGATCTTCTCAAACGCCCTCGCAGCCGGATGCAAAATCTTCAAGTAGAACCGCGTCAGCTGCTCATCCTCCAAAAGCTCATCCTTCAGAAGGTCCGCCACTTGATGACAGGCATCCGTGTCACCACCAGCATAGGTCAGAAGGTCAGACGGCGGGATGAGCTCCATCTTGCCCTTGTCGTACTTCTTTTCCAGATAGTCGTCATACCCGCCCATGGGCGTGTAGATTTTCGCCAGCGTGTTCAGGCCGTTTGAGCGGTTTTCGTTCAGAAGGTTTCCGACCAGGCAGATATCGAACTTGAAGTTCGTGCACTCGATGCCCCACTTCTCAGCGATCCACACGAGGTCGAATTTCAGGTTCGCCCCTCTCAGTTTCACCTTCGGTGAGGTCATCAGCCACTTGATCTGGTCATAGAGCGGCACGTCCGGATTGAGCTCAATCGGGTGCTCCTGTGGCCCGAGATACAAGAGTTCCGCTGTACCAGGACGAGCCGTGAAGCTGATGGAAACGATGTCCTTCTCCGGATACCACGGATGAAATCCCATGGTTTCGAGGTCCAAAGCCACATCAACCGGCTGGCCGGTCTCTGCGTACTGGGCTTCGATCCAGTCGATCATGGGCTGATAGTCATTGACCCACACGTACTTACCGACCTCGGGGTCCAACTTCCCTGTCCTCATCAGCCGAACGGCCAGACGCAAATCCCAATCCATCAAGTCCATCTTCTCTGGCTCTGAACCGGTAACAGCCGGATCGAACGTCACGAGATAATACCCACCACTTCTCGGGATAGGGTTCTCCCGCATTGATGTGACCGTTCTCTTTTTCGGCGCGATTCCTGCTTCCTCCAGAGCCTTCAGAGGCTTTGCTCCGCAAACAAGAACAACCCCTCCTTCATCAGGGACGGGGGGTTCTTCATTGAAGTCCAACGGAATGAATTGATGCGGGGGGATGTCCGGCCTGAACTTACGCAGGCTCTGTCCGAAGGTCTGTTTGAGAAGTGGTGTGTCTGCCGTAGTCCATATTTTCAGGGAACCCATTTCACTACCTAGCGATCTCGATCCACTTGTTCTTTTCCTTGCGGTACTTCTTTACCACCGCTTTCTCAAGCAACCTCTCTACAATCTTCTCTGACGCTGGTTCCACTTTCTCCAGAAATCCTGCCGGATTTGTCATTTTCGCGAGGTTGAGAATCAACAGGGTAACATCTGGTTCGCCCTTCTTCCCAGCGACCGCCGCAAGAAACAAAGCCAAATTCCCTTGGCACTTCGCAATGATCATGTGCTTATTTCGCTCAACCAGAGCACTCACCACCCTCACCGCAAAAGGAATACCCATACCGGCAATATCAACGGTGAACGTGTCCGAACCACGAAGCTTCGGATCAGACACCCCCGCTTCGAGCGCCATGTTCAGCGAATCAGCCAGGGCATAAGCCAGCGTATCATTCACCATGTCACCCACTCCAACTCCCCGTTCACCTTGCCACAGGACCAACGCCCAAGCGTTACCCCCATGTACGTCACCACGAACTCGGCCTTGTCGTCCTCCTTGAGGACCACATGAAGCACCAGTGGCTCATCTGAAAGGGCCTTGAAAACGGGCGAGGTTTCAATGAGGTCTCCGACCTCCAGGCTGTCGAACTGCTCAATGGTCATCATTTTGCAATCACCTTCAGATCAGGCAGCGGAGTCTCGAACTGGATGCCCAGACCAAGAAGCAAAGCCCCCAGAGTCTTGTTCGCAAGAACGAAGTCTCCCCCGCAATTCAAATGAATGCTGGCATAGTCGGACTCAATCTTGGTGATGCCACACGCCTGAATCTTATCCGTGTACTGCGACCAATTCGGGCCCTCTATCCGCAGGGAAAGCTGCCCACCCTTGTCAATGTATCGAGCCGCTATCCGCACGTCCTTATTTGCCGCGACCAGGTAGTAACGGGAGCCAGTCGAGGTGCCCATGACGGGCTGATACATCATCGTGGCGTCCCGCAGCTTGACCGTGGGTGCCGTTTTCAGCTTGGCCAGATCGAACATAGGCCACCCAGAAGCCTCCGCGAGTGCCTTCGGCTTTTCCTTCGACGGCAACTTCAGCGGAGGAAGCTTGGAGATGACACCGGCTTCAAATCCAGCCTTGAACTTCTCGGCTTTAGTAGAAGCTACGGTGGATGCCGCCACCCCCGCTGCATACAGGGCGTCCTTACACGCCGCCTCTATGTTGGCCTTCAGTATCTGAAGATCGGTCGGTGCCAGCTTGTTTGCCTTTAGCTGGCTGATCTTGTCCCAACCAATCTGAACAGATGCATAGGGTTTAAGAGTTATCTGGTTCTGCAGAATCAGGTTACCGCTGATGATAGCGGGCTTGACCCCCGCAGCTGCCAGTGAGTTCAGCGTATCCTCTGAAACACCGACCTTCTGTAGCAGCGTCTTTCCGGTGAAACTTACAATCTTGATAGCCACTGTACCCTCCGTGGTCTGATGGTTTCCATCAACACTCTATCTCCCCGATACCCTTTTTCAAGCGTATTGCAATTAATTGCCCCAGATATGCCCATTACTCGGAAGCGGAATGAACTTCTTTGGTGCCGCAACGGGCTTGTAGGATTTGGGCGAATACCCCTTCGTGGAGGAAACAAACCCCTTCGTTGCACTCGCTGGTTTTGAACCGAAATGCTTCACCAGGAAGTCTACCTGAGACTTGGACTCAACCGCCTTATGGCAATAGTTCTCCCGAACATAGGTGATCGCATCAGCCTCCCCGCACTCGCAAACAAGGGCTGCGAGGAACATACCTGTCCGACCGTGACCACCGATGCACCCGCAATGGACCTTCTTACCCTCCTGCAACTTCTCCAACGTCCAGGAGACCAGCTTCTTGTAATCACCCACGCTGCTCGGCACCGACATGTCCGTAACAGGGAACAGGATTTCCTCACCCTCTTTCCACGGCCAATGCCTATCTGTGAACGACATCGAATGCTTGTCGAAGCCGATATAGACATCTGCATCGGTTACAACGGGGCTCCCACACGAGCCCCCGTAAATTACAAAGTCAGTACCAGGCAGCTTTAGGGGCTTATGGGTCGTATAGCACTTATAGCCTGTGAAGCCCTTGCCCGATCCAGTATTACACCCATCAAACAATTCCGAATCCCACTTATCTTTGCCCCATAGCTTCTTAGACACATTGTCCTCCGTGACGTTAAGCGGCTCGAACCATTTCGATCTTCTTGACGAACACACCAGGCATTACCTGGAAATTGGTTTTCAGGAACTCCTCCTGCTTCTTCTTTTCGAGCTCCTTCTTCTTGAGCTCCTCCTCCTGCTTCTTCTTTTCAATCTCGCTGGCAACCGGCGATATCCCATGCTTAGCTACTTGGTCATTCTTCTCGGACCAGTACGAGCCTACAGCACCGAGGGATTCCACCAGATACCAATCCACATAGTTCCCAATCGCATTGGGGAACCTGTTCCTGAGCTCAATCATCCACGACTTCAAAGCATCAGGGCTGTACTTCTGAACCTTATCATCAGAGAGGATCGCCTGCGGAATCTGACCAGACCTCTGCACATCCAGGATTCGGATGATGTCGTTGTAGTTGTACATCTTATAGAAGATGCCCTTGTTGAAGATCGGCCCGTTGTTGTGTGCGAGCGTCCAGATCGTGTCGAGCATCATCTCCGCGGAGAACTCGCCGTTCACGAACCGGCACAGGCAGTCGGTCACCTTACCCCACGCGGGCCCGCCATAACCTGAGTTCCACTTCGAGTTATAGAACTGCCAGCGGATGGCATCCACGTACTGCCCAATGGTCGCTTCCGGCGGTTTGGATACGAACTTCTGATGGATGCTACTTTCACCACCTGAAATGCCCATGAAGAAATCGGCAACGGACTTGCCGAACTGATCGGCAATCTTCTTGTAATCCTTGACCAGCGACTTGTTGTGCCGCGCCTCTCGGGTGCAGATCAGCAGCAGGTAGTAGAACGCCCGGACCGCCCTCGGCGTCAGCTCATCATGGTACGCAGCAACAAATTTGTGTGCCCACTCGGGTAACGGCTCAAGCGGATCGAATTTGCTCGAAATGAGTGACACTCCGTGGTTCATCCCGTAGAACCACAGGGCTTGCGTCTCAGGCACAGTCCAACCGTCATTATCAGATTGTGAATGACCTGCCTGATACTGTTCCAGCTGTTTAGCTACGTTCTTGCACGGTACGTGGCTCATATCCCGCTTCATGCAGAGAACGCGAGAATTGTGATAAGCCAACGTGTCTATCGGGTCTGTGAGAGCCATCGTTCCCTCCGTGGAGTTTATGATCTTGGCTGATCTTCTCACAAGACCAACCAAGATCAAGTGCAATTAATTGCACCACCTAGGTTTAAGCGAACCGAAACCGCTTTCTCCAGGCGTACTTCCGAACCTCTTGCCTGACCTGAGTCACGTCAAACATCTCGACGTACTCCTCCTGCAAAACCGTCTCTACCGCTCGTGTCGAATAATACCGACGCACGTACCTAACAGGGTCCTCTACACCGGCTACCTTTGCCATGAGAGCCAGGAAGAGGCCAGTGCGACCATACCCTCCCATGCAGCCGACATAGACTCGCTTGCCATCAATCGCGGCACGGAAAGCCTCACGCAACGCCAGTCTCACGTTCTCATCGTCAATCGGGATGCTGAAATCCATGATTGGCACGTGCATATGAAGCTTGTTCTTCGGAGCCCTCTCAGCCCTGACGCACACCCCATAATCGTTTGTCTCATTCGGGAAACGATCATATGGGCCGCCAAAAACCGTCAGCGTGTAGAACCCCCCTTTCCAACCAAGATTCAACGTAAGAGAGCCGTTAGCTCCAGGAATCATATCGTCAGTCATTTCCACTCCTTGGCGCTTCAATCCAGCCTAGTTACATCGACCAAGCGGCCATCAACTATCCGCAGGACGAAATTCTCAAACCTCTTGTTACCGAACTCGCTCGTATATGGAGCGGCCCGTTTGGCCATGCGGGCGAGACGCTTTCTCACGTCTCCGCCGATGCCTATCAGTCTGGCCTTCCGCACAGCTTCATCAGTGATTTCGTAGTCACGAAACCCCATCAGGATACTCCCAGATACTCCTCACGATACCGGTCGCCTCTGAGAATCTTAATGTCACGTGGAGCCTCTATGGCAATCCTGATCAGACCGTACTTGTAGTAGTTTCCGGCTGATACGAACACGTTATCCATGATCTCCGTGGCGTAGGTATCCGTGACCTCAAATTCCTTGTCGTTATCTTCGACCTTTACCCAGAAACGGCGGGCGTCCTCGATTCTCGTGACGACTACCTGCTTGTCGCCAACCCAAAAATCGTCACCCTGCTTCAGACCAAGTACCAGGCTCATTTCAAAAACTCCGTGATATTCGTTATCGTTTTACCTTACTGGCTGAGCATCTTAAAGACCGCGTAATCCGCTGGCATGACCTTCGGGCCGAACCCAAAATGCGTGGTGACCAGCTCTTTCAGCTTGTTGCCTCGCTTCTTCAATTCCTCGCCAATTCGAGGGGAGAAACTCGGCTCCGAGTGCCCGAAGCAGTCGTACAGATCAAAATCACTGCTCGGCATCAGTGCCCTTGGCGAGGTCACGTCCAGAATGACATTCTCGAAAGAGCCGATCTGCTCAAGCTCATCCAAGACGCTAACCAGTACCTCCTCGGAGCCCCACCAATGTGCCACGTGGATCACATGCTTGGGTGCCCCGGCCCCCTGTGGCACTGATACGGACTCATGCACGTCCAGCGCCTCAAGGCAGTATTCCACAATCTTCCGCACAGCCGGATCGGACGAATCGTCCACCACCGGGACCTCAATGTCGAACCATACGTTCCCGGTTGAACCGTCAATGGTCACCCGATTGAACGCAGACTTGATCGACTTGCTTTTCAGGAAGCTGATATCCAGATCGGTGCATCCCACAACGCAAGGCTTGTCCATGGCCCGCGCCACTACGGCAGCGTGGCTGGTCGCCCCGCCCGTCTGGGTCAGGATGCCCACGGCGGCATTCATTCCCTTGATATCGTCGGGCGTCGTCTCATGCGTGATCAGGATGCAGGGCTCTTTGCAATTAACTGCATCCTCTGCCGAGAACACCGGCTTCCCGCTCACCACACCGGGGCAGGCCGGGAGCCCGACCACGTTGGGCTTCTCCTTGAACGATGGGTCGATGCGGGGCCGACGAACCGCCTTGTACTGGTCCTTGGTGACCCGCTTGAGAGCCTGTTCGACGGTGATCACGCCTTCTTCCACCAGATCGGTTGCAATCCTGAACGCCGCCTTGGCCGACCGCTTACCCACGCGAGACTGGAGGATGAATAGCGTTCCCTGCTGGACGGTGAACTCAACGTCCACCATGTCCTTGTACATTTCTTCCAGCTTCTCGCAGATCATCAGGATTTCGTTGGCTACATCCACCCATGCTCCCCCGAGGGATTCCATCTCTTTTAGTGGGCGCGGGGTCCTGATCCCTGCCACCACGTCCTCGCCCTGCGCGTTCTGCAGGAACTCGCCCATGATTTCATCGTGCCCGGTCGAAGGGTCCCGCGTGAACAGCACCCCAGTGCCCGAGTCATCCCCCATATTCCCGAACACCATGGCCTGCACATTGACGGCAGTGCCCATATCTTCCGGAATGTTGTTCAGCTTGCGGTATTCGATTGCCCTAGGATTCATCCAGCTGTCGAACACTGCCTTGACCGCCGCTCGTAGCTGTGCCTCGGAGTCGTTGATCGGAAAATCGAAGCCCTTGTTGGCGAAGAACGCCTTGAGATACTGCTGGCTTATGAACTCCAGATCGTCAGCCGTCAGGTCAGTGTCACTCTCGACCCCCACCTCCTTCTTGTGTTTGGCAAGCTGGAACTCGAACACCTCGTGCGGAACTCCGTAGGCCGTGCTGCCCAGCATCTGGATCAGCCGTCTCATGCTGTCCATGGCCGCCCGCTTGCCCAGACGCTTCTCCCACTCCGGCAGGTTGTCGTAGGTCAGCCCCACGTTCAGGATCGTATCCATCATTCCCGGCATGGATACGGGGGCCCCAGACCGGACTGACACCAGAGGCGTGTACCCGAACTGGTCGGCCAGCCACTTCATGTTCATGTTTACTTCGTCCATCAACTTGTCGAACCACTTGTTGACGACTTCCTCGGTCTGGGTCTCCTTGAGGAGCCGGAACTCGTTGCAAGTGTCAGTCGTGATGGTAAAGCCAGGCGGGACCGGCATACCGGCCTGAGCCATCTTAACGAGGGCGGCTCCCTTGCCGCCCAAAGTCTTCTTGGTCAGCGCCTCATCGGTGCTTTCCCAATCAAAATGATTTGCCGAAAATCTGAAAATCTTGATTGCCACCTTATTCCTCCGTGAATTGGTAGTTTCATCTGCACTCTAACTTCCGATTTGATGGAAGCAAGCGGTTTTGCAATTAATTTCGCAGCGTATGCAAATAATACCCCTGCAAATTCGCCCGCCTCAGCATTTTCTTGGCATCCTGCTGCCATTGCTTTTCCTCGACACGCCAGACTGCCTCCTGCCCGTCAACGTCCTTCTTTTCATCCTTCACGTCTTCCAGAAGCAGGAGCGAGACGAGAACCGCCTGATTGCGAACGTCGAAGAATCGACCCTCGTCAACCAGGAGCAGGATGAACGTTGCACAGGAATACAGACCACGCCGTGGATCATCAGGTGACAGGTCATGCAGAATGGCTCGGGAAGCCTCATCTACCCTCTTGGCGATCCTGCTTACGCTGAAGGTATCGAGCCGTGATAGGGGTGCTGCTACTGCGTTTTGCAAGTGCATCATCACGTCCGCGCGAACCTCGAAGCCAGCCTTCTGGACCTCTTCGATCATCATCATGAGCATCTGCGACGGCAGCGCCTGCTCCACGATGGTAAGATCGTCCGCCCGTGCGTTCACTTCTTCCTGAATCATGTACGAGTCTCCCACTCCATTCCTTGGCGAGCACTTCAATATCGGGTGATGCGTCCTCTACAATGACGCCACCCATCCTGTCGGAAACAAAAGATACTCCGAGGGCGTCAAGCTCGTCCTCGAAGCCTTTCTGGTTGATGTCGGACGGGAACTCGAACCTAGACATAAGCGAACTCCCGTTCCTTCGACGTGATGTCTCCCTTGTGCTTGGATCGACCTTCCAGAACAGACTGCGGAATCATCCGCATCGGGATGCGATGGCGAACCCAGATTTCACGCCGTAGCGTCAGCCCAGTGACAACACCGGCCACGGAGTCCGCCACGTCCTTGGAGCCATTATCCGGGTGATCGACCTTGTTCTTCTGCGTGTCGAACTCCAGCGAAATAAGCTCCTTGTGGCACTTCGGATGGGCCGGAGCCATGATGCGCTTGTCGTACAGGGCCTGCTTCAGCACGTCATAGGCGTAGGTGTCCTTATCCATGGACTGATACCCAGTGATGAAGCCCTGTCGCGCCAGAATCTGCATCATGTCCTTCGATTGGAAGCTGTCGAGTGATACCCACTTGATTGGCAGACCAATCGTATCGCGCAAAGTGTAAAGCAGTCTGCGGATGTTCTCGAACTCTATCTCCCCGCCACGCGGAGGCCGGACTTCGAGAATCATGTCGAATTGGATGATCGGCAGGAACTCAACCGTATCGCCGCGCTTCATTTCCTTGAAGCCAGGGACGTGCCCAATGCTCACGCCCGCGCTGTCTCTGCTGATAGCCAAGTCGATATGTGCAAAACGGGGCTCCTGCGGGTGCATGATCCGCTTCGGAAACACCTTGATCTTGGTATCCCTGAAGTCGCAATCATCTCGCGATGCAATTGATTGCACTGTCCCAAAGCAAGCCGAAATGGCATCCGTGTCCAGGATGAACGGGTGCAGGGCCATCGTGGCTACACCGGCGATGTCTCGGAGAGCCGGAAGAAGATCGGCCTCGAACGCATGGCGATGCTCAATCGGAATCGGCATCACCAGGTGGCGATCCTGCGGCGGAACCTCCTCGTCATCTTCCAGAATGCGAGGCTTGCGGGTTGCGTCCCCCTTGAAGACATAGAACATCTTCCCGCAATACTCGTCAGGCTTAATCTCCCACCTGCGCTTGTCATAGACGTAGATGGTCGTGTAGCCCTGGCGACGAATCTGCTCGCGAGCCTCGGCCTCCTTCTTGTCCGTAAACTGTCCGGGGTAATTTCTGGACGAACTCAGGCAGAGCATCCCTGGCAACTGGCCAAGCTTCATGAAGCGGGACTCACGGCGTCGTGCCAGCGTGTTGTAAATCTTCACGGCCTGATCATAGGTCCCACCATCATGGCTGGCTTTCGAGTTCTCGACCACGGCCATGAAGTTAAGCTCGTCAATGATGCCGCCGATGACGTTCTGACCGATTGCACCGGACTCGGCACCGGTAACCGGCTTTACGGTGATGCGGTGGTTGATGAACCGCATTTCGCTCTTCACACCCTGATCGTAGGGGGCATACTGCTGGAAATACGGGCTGTCATCAATCAGAGCCCGAAATGGGGCATAACCAACCTCCGCAGCCAAATCCTTGTTGATCGACTGAAATATGATGGTGATAGCCGACGCCGGGTCGAGGTCGAACGTGGCATGGGGGTTTTCCATGCACGTCAGGACATAGAGCTGGTACGCCTGGGTGTAGACGCCGAGGTGGGTCTTCCCGACACCGATAGCCCCAGTAAGCACCGCCTCGACGTACTTGCCGGAGTTGAGCTCTATGCCGCACTTCAGCACCTCCGGGTACAGCGAACCAGGCTGGCTCGTTGGCTTGTTCAGAAGGTGCTCGCTCTCCACGAACGTGCGGAAATCGACCGGAGGCACCTTGTACATTTCGTCCTTGGCCTTGGTCTCAATCCACTTCAGCGCGTAGCGTAGGTATTCGAGACGTTCGTCCAGGTCCCGAATACCCTTGCCCACCTTCCAGATGATCTCGCCCATGAACCCGAGGTTCGCACACAAGTCGAACGCAATGTTCAGCGGGTGCTTAGACAGCTGCGGCGCTTTCATCTCGATTCAACAGCTCCTCAAGCTCGCTGAGCATCTTGCTCTGTTCTTCGGTCCACTCGAACTCCTGAATCTCCCCACCAGGCCCAACCATAGAACCCTTGATCGTCTTCGGAGCCCTGGCGAGGACACCCGTTTCAAGCTGAAGCTTGCCCAGCTCCACGATCATTTCCTTGAACAGGCGCATTTCGGGATTTACCTGCTTATTCACGATACCGGCAGGCATCTTCTCTTCCTGCATGAGAAGCTTCTGAATGCGCCCGTACTGGATGCGGGCCATCTGCTCCAACTCTTCCATGGCGTTCAGACGCTTCTGGATCACGGAGAGATTGGTCCCGCGTTGGGCGTTTGCGATCCGTTCGATGGTCTTCTCGCGGAGCTCGGTTTCCCTGTACCGCTCCAGCATCTTTTTGAGGGTCTGCGGCTTGACGCTCTTCAGCTTACCCCATTCATTGTGGATGATGTTGACTATGACGCTGGCAGGTTCTCCTGCCAGCAAACGACTGTCGATCTCGGCCATACGGTCCTGACCGAGGCTTTTCAGATTTTTGAATGCTCGACCAGTGACCTTCAGCTTCATAGATCAGCCACCTTGCTCAGCGTTTCCTTGGTTGGAGCGACAGACAACCCTTCCGGAATTTCTACCTCCGGTGCCTTACCGATGATCTTGTCCACCGCGTCCTTGAACTCTCCCTTTGCAATTAATTGCAAAATGCCGCCCACAATGTCGTCCATCGTTCGCCGTTTTTCAATGCACAGCTCACCGATCACATCGAGAGCGTTCATGGTCTTTTTCTCGACCTGAAGCCAGAACGACCTCTGCCCACCGTAGTCCACGATCATGTAACCATACGGCAGCGTGTCGCCATAGCGGGTGAACATCTCGTTCAGCAGCTTCGACAGGCCGTCTATGGTCTTGATCTCCTTCGCCGCCTCCTTGAACTTCTTCTGCATGTTCTTGTCTGGCAGCGACTTGGCGACCTGGGCGATCAGCTTCTTGAACTCGGATTCCTCGGCAAAACCGAAGGCGTCCTGAAGGATTTCGTCGGTGTACTGTTCGGACAGCTGACTATAGAGGTCGAAGAACGCCTGCGGGTCCAATTTACCGCGAATGACGTTCATACGGACGATCTGGAACTTCTCCTGCTCCTCATCGAACTCAGGGTCCATGATGACCGTGCAGGGAACCTCCGTGAAACCCAGATACGACGCCGCATCGAAACGGTGGTGTCCACCAACAATGCGGAATTTCACCTCGTTCTCAATGAGCGTGTTTATCATGCCTTGTGGGTCGCCCTTGTTATCGTTCTCAGCCCACAGAACGGCCCCGACATCGAGCGGGCGAACAAGGATCGGATCGGTGATCCCGGTCTTTTCAATATTGTCCACCAGCAGGTCAAATTCGCGGGCGGACATCTTGTTCGGGTTGTCCTTATTCTTCTCCAACAACTCGACCGGAAGGTCGATTCTCAAGAGATTTTTGGTCTTTTTCAGGGCCTCCACGGCCAACCTCCATGTTAGGGACAGCTTCAAAGACAAGCTGCCACAATCTACGCGACTGCGGCAGCCTGCTAAACCCTAACTGGCGTAAAACTCAGACCACTTACCGCTCCAGAATGGCTGGCTGCGGCCCTCTCGCCTGATGCTGATACTTGCCATCGTAAGGGTGCTCCACCGGCCTGTCGGTGAAGTGGAAGATGATCTGGGCAATCGGCGTACCCTTCTCGATACGGATCAAGTTCTTCCCGTGGTTCGTGAGCTCCAACGTCAGGAACCCTTTCCAACCAGGTTCAATCACGGTGTTCTGGACAGCCAGACCCAGGCGAGCCCACGTGCTCTTGTCATGGACTATGCCCAACAGGGTGTCGGGCATGTCGAACTCTTCCATGGTGGAGGCGAGTGAGAAGTCGCCGGGAATCAGCGTCAAATTCTGGTCAATGCGAACGTCATAACCAGCCGGACCAACGCCGTAGGTCATCCCGTTGAACTTGGTCCGCTCACAGAACGGCTTGATCGGCTGGAGTTCTCGCAAAAGCTGTCCGCTCGCTATCACGGTCGTCCCCCTTGCAATTAATTGCAGTGCTGCCGCGCACGAAGCTCAGTGTTGTAGTCCTGAATGCCCTGAATCACATCCGCACCGAGGTCGATGCCGTACTGTTCGAGCGCCAGCTTCAGCCACCCCATGTCTTTCGGGAGGCACATTCCGGCGTAACCAAGGCCGTGATCACCAGGCACCTTCAGGCCATACATGCCGAACCGGCCATCCGCCTCCAGAAGCGAAAGCAGCGTCTGGTAGTCCGCTCCGGTCGCCTGGGCCAGCGAGTATATAACGTTGGCGAAAGCCACCTTCACGGCGATGAGGCCGTTCGTCAGGAACTTGATCAGCTCAGCCTCTGCGACAGATACCTCCTGAATGCCCGTGAACCCAACGTCGAGCAGGAACCGGTAGAAGCGCGAGGCAATATAGACATTTGGTGCAGCGAACACCGCACGATCCTTGCGGAGGGCGTCCTCGACCGCTGTCTTCTCACGCAGGAACTCCGGCATCATCACGAAGTCCGCCTGCGGGTTATCCTTGCACAGGATGTCATGCGTCCCAGGCGGAACCGTGGAGCGGATCACAATCGGCACCCCCTCGTACTTCTTCGCCGCGTCACGCGCAGCGGCTCGGACGTAACTCAGGTCCCCAGTCGGGGTCGGGACACAGATGAAAACCCAGTCAGGCTCAACACCTGCCGACACATGAATGCCCTTGGGCGGGTCGTTGTAGAAAACTGCACAACCTGCGTTCTCCAGCATAGTGCCCGTGGCAAAGCCTGTGACACCCTTCCCATAAATGACAATGTTCACATCAACCTCCATGCTCATCAGCACCAACCACTTCCTTCAGGAGGTCGGCGCAGAAACGCTCAAACGAATAGGTCTCCCGAATGAACGGGATGACCTCATCGTGGACATAAGCGGAAGCCTCTTCGTAATTCTCCCGCACCCACGACATCAGCCCAGCGAGATCGCCCTTGGGCGCAATGAACCGGTAGTTCGGCAGCAGCTGACGTACCCAAGGTTTGTCGAGGAACACCCCGACCACGCCGCTTGCTAGCAGTTCTAGGTAGTAGATACCGAAGCTCTCAAACAGCGACGTGGACAAGAACATGCCGTAATTCGGGATCGCCTCCACGAACTTCTGCCGCTCGTACTGCGGGATGTAGGTGTAGACATCCCCGCCCACGTCATACGCCTTACGATCCGGCGCAAACTTCGCGGAGTAGAAGAAATCGACGGTCGGCTTGCGACCCCTTCTCGCCTCCATCGCCAGGTACTGCCGCGTTACCTCCACGTGCAACTGAATGTTCTTCTGCGACTGGTTCACACGGTTGTACGGTACGATCAGCTTGTCAGGGTCGTTCTGATGTCTTGACTGGAACTCACTGCCAATCCCGAACAGATTGACCTTCATCCGGCTTTCGAGGCCCCTCGTGACCGAGGGAGCCAGATGCTTTCTTGCGAAGTCCTTGATGATCCTGTCCGTGTAATGCGAATGACTTACATGGACTACCGTGGCGCTGTTCACCTTGGGCTTCATGAAACAGCTGAGGTAGCTCATCTGCTGAATCAGGGAGATTTCCTCCCAATTGTTGACCCATAGAGAAACCACCCGCCTCGGGAAGGTGTATAGGGTTCGAGCCAACATGTCGGGAAGAGCCGCTTCGTCCAATGAAAGAACATGCCGTTTGTGGCACGGACTGAAATCGAAGCCTCTGTCCTTTGTGTCTATTTCAACGACCTTGTGGCCTTTCTCCCTGAAGTATCGCGTGAACTCATCTGCGATAAGAGTCACGCTGATCCCAGGTGTGAATCGTCGCAACACTGCGATTTCCGGCTTTTCCATTATTTCACTCTCTTGAGGTGGCCAGGCTTTATCGAAGCGTCCCTATAGCCTTCCCGGTAAATCAAGCCAGTCCTGTACGTGTTCAGATCGGTTGCGAAAGTCGTGGCTACCTTGAACCGCTTACTTTCCGCTGTTTCGTCGGCCAATGAACGGATAACGCCTTCTTCCCTACCTTCGATAAGGCGATCCAACATGACGAACTCGTCCTTCTGCATCAGGAAGTGTTCGATCTCGTTCTCGGCTGTTACGGCCTTGATTTTTTCCTTAGCCTCAGCGTCGTAATCCTCGATGAACTTCTTCAGCTGTAGAGGGAACCAGTTCTCATTACGCTCAAGCAGGAGCGGCAGAAGCTTGGTCTGCTGCCATTCCTTGAACCTCTCATAGAGCCCCGCGTAGTCATCCATGAATGCCTTTACGAGGGCGTAGGCTTCGTTGTCGCCCCCGACGAAGAACGGGTAGTCCTTTCCGAGCATGGCCTCGGCATATGGAGCCCTGTGAACCACAGCAGGAGTACCCTGAACAAGCGGTTCCATGAGGGATAACGTGTATCCATCATCACGGGTGAAAACGAGGATCAGGTCCACCTCTTCCCGCATCATCCGCCAGAACTCCTCGCGGGGAGGACGCCTGAACTCAATACCCTCGGTCTCGACCCCTCCCGTCTTCACAGCTTTGGAGTTGGACGTGCAGACGAAACGAACCTTCGTCCGACCACCACGGTAAATCCAATGCTTCTCCATGGTCTTGAGCACGTCGGTCGAGCGCCTGTGTGTCACCTCGAACCGCTGCGTGTACCCGAGAACGAAATCCTTTTCCCGGTTATGGGTCTTCCTGACAATCTCTTCCGGTTTGCAATTAACTGCATCAATGCGAACCGGTATCGAGTACAAGGATTTCTCAGAGAGTTCCCGAACCCGGCTGGGTGTGATCCATTTCCGGGCCACTTGCAGCATCTGATCCCGTTCCCACGGGTTGATGAACAAGTTGAGGTCCGACGCCAGATACGCCGCTACATGTTGCAGGTCCTGAACGTCTGGCTGAGATTGCCCCACGTTCTCCTTGAACGACATGACCGGCATATCGTCGATGACCACCACCTTACGGGAGAAGCGATGGTTCGGTGACCGGATTCCCTTCATATTGGCCTTGTAGGCCGGAACCATGGGAACCCGACACGTCAGGATAATATCTGTGTCCCAGAGAGGACCGTTGAACCGCGTCAACCACCACAGCTTGTCGCAATAGCGGTAGTATTCCTTCATGCGATCCTTGAACGTGGGGACCTTGATGTATTCGATCTGCGGGTGGTGGAACAGCCAGTCATTATTAATAACCCACTCCTGAGCGTCATCACTGACACGTTCCGGCAGGATGTAGCGGATGAACAGGTCATCCCGCCACTCAATCAGGAACCTCGCAGCCTGCTGCATCTTGAAGTTCATGACGCAGAACTGCGGGTCATTGGTCGTGATCGGATCGAACAGAAGCTTGACCATATCACTTACCCCAACGAACCTTCATGGCCTCGCATATTTCTTCGATGGTCTGCCGCACCGAGGTCTTAGGTGACCAACCAGGATAGGCATCCATCAGCTTACGGTTGTTCGTGATGTACCACTTGTGATCCCCGATGCGCGGAGTCGGGTTGAACTCTACCTTCATTTCGACGCCGAGGATGTGCTGCACCGTGTCAATGGCTTCGAGGATGGAGACTGAGTTCTCCCGCCCTCCACCGATGTTGAACACGGTGCCCGGCTCAGGCGGCTTCCTGACAATGCGATCCACTGCCTCAATCAGGTCGGCGGAGTGAATGTTGTCTCGAACCTGCTTTCCGCCGTAACCGATGATCGTGTAGGTCTCTCCGGTCACTGCGCACTTAACCAGGTAAGACAGGAACCCGTGCAGCTTGGTGCCTGAATGCGCCGGACCGGTCAGACAACCACCGCGAAGGGCAACGGTCTTCAACCCGAAATATCGACCATACTCCTGCACGTAGAGGTCGGCGGACGCCTTGCTGACACCGAAAAGGCTGTGCTTGGTGTGGTCGATGCTCATCTGCTCGTCCACACCGTCAAACATCGGATCGGAGTACGGCAGATCGAACCGTGTCGCCTTCTCGATCAGCGGCAAATAGTTCGGTCGGTCGCCGTATACCTTGTTCGTGGACAGATGAACGAACACCGCATTCGGGGTGAAAACCCTGACGGCCTCCAGCAGGTTCAAGGTGCCATGTGCGTTCACACGAAAATCCGTGTGCGGTGCCTTGGCCGCCCAGTCATGGGAGGGCTGAGCCGCGCAGTGAACCACGGCAACAATGTCATTCCGGCAACCAGAGAAAAGGGCCTCAACGCCAGTAGTATCTGTGATATCCAGATTGACCCGGACGAACTTGGGCCCGAACTCTTCCTTCAGCTTACGCAGCTGCCATTCTGTCGAAGCGTCCGACCCGAAGAATGAAGCACGAGCGTCATTGTCGATGCCAATGACGCGATGCTCTTTGACAAAATGACGAACGGCCTCGGAGCCGATCAGGCCCCCAGCCCCCGTAACAATGACGGTGCTCATTTATCCAGAACCTCTTTGAAGTAGCATACCGTGAGCTCCAGGCCGACATCGAACGGAATTGTCGGCGTCCAGTTGAGCATCTTCTGAGCCCTAGAAATGTCCGGCCTACGCTGTTTCGGATCATCAGCGGGAAGCGGTTTGAATACGATGGGCGACTTGCTACCGAGGAAGTCTCGTACACGCTCAGCGATGGAGAGAACCGTATACTCGGCGGGATTGCCGAGGTTCACCGGAACGTCCAGATGGTCAATCATTCCGACCATCACCAGGCCACGCACCAGGTCATCCACATAGCAAAGCGAGCGGGTCTGCTGACCGGTGCCGAAAACCGTGATCGGCTCTTCCTTCAAAGCCTGTTGCACGAACGTGTTGACCAGCCGCCCGTCTTCCTCGTGCATCCACGGGCCATAGGTGTTGAAGATGCGCACCACCCTGGCATCAACCCCCCTGTCTCGCCGGAAGTCGAAGCAGAGCGTTTCAGCGGCTCGCTTGCCCTCGTCATAGCAGGCCCGAGGACCAATCGGGTTCACATGCCCGACATAAGTCTCCGCCTGCGGATGAACCTCTGGGTCGCCGTAAATCTCGGACGTGGACGCCTGAACGAATCTGGCTCCGGTCGCGTGTGCCAACATAAGCAGGTTATACGTCCCCAGAACGCTCGTCATGAGCGTGTCAACTCGATCCTTCTGGTAGTGGATGGGCGAGGCAGGGCAAGCCAGGTTATAGATCAGATCAAAGTCCCACTGACCGAAAAGACCCTTGATATCCATATCGTGGAACTCGACCTCCGGCCCTCTATTCCCGAGGAAACGCCTCGCATCCTCAACAGGCCAACCCGTCAGGAAATTGTCGATGACACTGACTTGGTGCCCCTCATCGAGGAGAGCCTTTACAAGGTGAAGACCGATGAAACCGGCACCGCCAGCTACTAGAACCCGCATGGATTACAACCTCCGTGTCATGCTATTGCAATTAATTGCAAATTACCATGCGGTTCTAGTCTGTCCAGAGGTAAAAGTCTATGGGGTGGGTGATACCACTCTCACCCTTGCCTTGTGGAGATCATCCAAATGGGCGGCGGTGACTTCCATCAGCTTCTGCTGGTGTTCGGGGATAACCCCATTATACCAAAGATCGCCAATCCGAGCCGTCCGGTCGATTTCCTTCGATCCAGGATAAACCAGCCTTCGATCCACCTGATGCCCCTCCACTCGGAAAAGGACGGCACCGAGGGCATTCAGGCACTTGGCCTTATCTGGCCCCAAAAGTTCAATGTAAGTCTCTCGGACCGGCTCACATGCCTTGAAGAAATAGGCAAGGCTGCGGTTTCCCTCCTGATTGTGCCGGTCAAACGCCTCCGATGGAAGACCTGCCACCAGCGGCAACTGCGTAAGCTCATCAGGCTCCCAAGTCAGGGAATTTTCCTGCTTCGCCTTTTCGGCTAGCTGCCATACGAACGGAATACCATAAGGCATCCACTCGTACTGCTTCTGCCTACCCATCTTGGCCACCTCGATAACCTTATCAGGGATTCCAGCCGCCTTCAGAGCCTCCAGATAAACGTGACCTCCATGAGTTTTCGTGAAATTCGGGTGATCCCAACAGCCGAGTGCCTGTGCGGCCAGAGCCCTGTTCTCGATTGGCACGTCATTGTCAGCCACAACCTCAGCCAGTTGATCAGCTGTCAGGTCCTTGGCAGCCTTACGATGCTCTTCCATGGCCGGGTCAATCTGCCCAATCACAGGTAGATCGCACGAGTTCCGGTCCTTCAGTGACCGACACATCTGCTCGACCAGCATGTAGAGGAATTGCAGGCTCCCTCCATTTTTGTTCCGCCACGTCTTATTCGTGGCCACCCAGAGATATCGAGCGCAAAGATCAATGTCAGCAACGCCGACTTCTTCCATGACCACCGTACAGAGTCGCCGCCACACATAATCCGGTTCAAACCCGTGGATCGCGTGCGCGGTTTTAAGGGCCATCTCCACCTGACCGCGACGAATGGCCTTCTGCAACGCCGAAGCCACCCGCCACTTGTTGCCAGGCGTCTTCAAGACCGTATTCTGCTTTACAAACTCATACTCCTTTATGTCCTCGATGAGCTTGTCCTGAATCTCCTCAACCAGCGTCTTTCCGAAAAGAGTCGTCTGCTCTGCCATTGCCTCACCAATATTTGTTCTACACCTCGACTTTCTCACCCGATACTGCCGAATCAAGCGGAAAGTTCTCGGTGAATCACCCGCACAGTGAGCCCCCTTTCAGTAGCCAGGGCGGCGAATTTCTCGGCAAGAGCAACGGAACGATGGCGACCACCGAGGCACCCGAAAGCCACGATCTTCCCATCCTTCAAATAAAGCTCGGACGCCTCCCGCAGGATATTTTGCGCCTTCCGGTCAGCCATCACGTAATCCTGTACGGCCTTGTTCAATCCGGTAAGCGGCTTGTACTTCGGGTGCCGGTGAGGGTTGACGATATCTCGGCAGTCAATCACGTGATCCGCTCTTGGCGTCCCAAATTTGAACCCAAACGACATCACTGTCAGCATTACGATACCTTGCAATTAACTTCACTCGTAAACCGGAAAACCATGAGCTCGGGGCGAATACTTGTCGAATCGTATCCACTCGTACCCAATCTCCGAGGCTTTCCTAATGATGGTCTGCAAATCCTCGGGGACCTTCTCTAACTCCGGCTCCCCGGCGCAGGTCCACAACCACCAGCCCGTATCATCGTACCTGTAGGTCAGATACGGCTCCAGCTTCCCATCCAGCCACGCAAGCTTCGTTTCCTGGGACAGATGATCGGTCGAAAGGTCGAGAACGACCATCACGCCGTGGCTTTCCCGGTACTTCTTGAGCACGGCCATGGCCATGTCGATCTCCTGCTCGGGCGTGATTTCCTTGAGCTGTTTCAGCCATGCGCGGGTCTTGTTCAGACAGCCCCACTCCCACTCGGACGGCGGATCATCATCCCCGCCGTCATCAAAATCAGTGGCACCAGCGAGCTGCTCCAGTCGCGTTTCCGCGAAGTCGCACAGCTGGTAAAGTTCGTTGATGTCTGGAGCTTCGATGTCAGGCATCTCCATTTCCTCCGTGAAATTGGAATTTCAACCCGACACTAACTTACGAATTACCGATAGCAATAGGCTGAATCTGCGTGACAGCGCCCTCCGTCAGTCCTGCTGAAAGCGTCCAGTTCATACCCGAAAACATTGAGAATACGCTCAAGAGTATCGACATCGGCGGAGATTTCTCCGGCTTCAATCCGCCGAAGTGTGGAGCGGCAGACCTTGGCTCTTTCAGCCAGGGATCGTTGAGAGATGCCGCTTTCTTCCCGTAAGTTCCTTACTAGGTCCCCCCAGAAACTACCTGCTGCCATTCCTCACCTCCTAAGTTCAAACTCATAGAGGGTGGAAACGGGGGCGAATTGAGCAGCACTGAACGCCCTGACTACGGATTCAACCCCAGGCAATGCTGCGATAATCCTGTTTGTGTTATCCTTCTTGGCGATTTCAATCAGCTTATTCACCATGGCCTTGAAAACGCCTTGGCGACGGCTTGAAGGTTCGACATATACGACCGTGAGATTGAACGCCCCGTCCGTCATACGATCCCACGTCAAAACACCAACAATATCTCCTTCCTTAGAAATGGCGTATATGACTTCGGAATCAGTCGTGAAAGGTGGAACACCCACGTTGTCGGGTGTGAGCCCGTCCTGAACCATTTCGTACCAAGCCTCCGCCAGGATGGCGAAAGCGTCGGTGTTCGATGCCTTCTTGTCGTACTTTACTATTACCGACACAAAATCCTCCTTGACTCGTGCCACCTCAATTTATGGTCTGGTACACTCTACCGTCATGATCAGCGATCTTGTGCATACCGCCGTCTCCTGACATGCAATTAATTGCAAATCTACAATCGAAAATAAAAAACGCCAAGGGCTTATTTACCCTTGGCGTCGGTCAGCCAGTCACCATATGCCGGACATCCCCATTATTGTCCGACGAATCTCTTTTACATTCCTACCAGATTCGGGTCAACACCCCTGTAATAGCCCATCTTCTGAAGACCCATCAGGAATTTCCGCGCCTGTTTTTGGGCTGATTTATCCATGTTCTCGATTTGGGCAGCTGGCTCCAATGCGGGGAGCATTATATCCAGCGCCTGCGAGAAATAGCTCTCTGGTCCGAGAACAAGGTACTCCTGATCGAGCAGGGCTTTCAGCCAGTAGTAGGCGATGAGGCCCATCTTATCGACCCGCCCACCTTCCTTTCGGTAGGGGGCTGTTGCCTCCGCATGATCCCTCGCCACCCTGTTGGCAATCTGCCTCTGCCGGTCATGGGTGAGGTCCTTGATGGGCTCCATTGATGCCAGCAGCAGAAGCTCTTGGCACCGTTTAGCGTCTGGATGTTCAGGATCGTCTACCCCCGCAAGCAACACGGCCAGCATGACCTGCGGGGGAAGCATGAGTTCCACCCGCTGACGATCATTCAGCCTCGACATTACCCACCTCGAAAATCGCGCGGTACTGACGGAAACCGACGAAGTTGCGGTGCTGCTCTGGGTACGCCCACGCCTTGGAGTGAGGGGTGATCCAGTCAGCCTGTGCTACGTGCTCAAGCGGGCTCGCGTGGATCGGTTCTGACCTCACCAGTTTGTCGAAAATCTTCTCGGCCCGCTCTCCGGTCATATCAAAGCCGTCCACCGTCTTGTAGCTGGTGGAGGCGCAACAGGCGACGGAAAGCTTGATCGCCTTGGCCAGCTCCGGACCGGTCAGCTTGTCCGCTGGTTCCTTGGGATCGGTCGGCGTCACGAACGGCAGGTGCCACTCACTAGGCTGAAGGGTCTGAATATTATCCTCCCGCTCCAGCTCCTTGCGGATTTCCTGGGCCAGCTTGCGGATGTGCGGCTCGGCATCCGGATGGTCTCGCAGGGCCAGGAAGTTTTCCCATTCGGTCGCGCTGACGAGGACGGTGATGTGGGAGAAGGGCTCCAGCAGCCGGTTCACGATCTGCTTGTGATAACCTGCTTCTGCGAACGCCTTGGCCGACATGACGGCGAGGTCTCGGGCATTGAGCCAGGCTTCCTCTGGTGTCCGGCCCCTGTTCTGTTCGAGCTCCAGCCGCTTCCCGCCATAGGCCATCGGGACAGGAGCGAATACGAGGGCGTCGTGTTCTTCTCTGGCCTGCATCCCCGGCTGGTTCTTGCCCCAGAAGATCGGGATTGCCGGGTTCTCTATCACGTCCTGAATCAGCTTCTTGGTCGGAATGGCCCGTGAGCTGGCGGCATTGCGGCTGAACACCCTGTGGGTCATCAGCTCCGCATGGACGAACCTGGGATACCGAAGCAGAAGGGTCGTGAGTACCTTCTCCGGTCGAGCCGCATTACGTGAGCGAAGAACTGTCGTGGCTGAAATCGTGGTCAAAGCTTGTCCTCCATGATCATCTTGGCAATAGCTTTGCAATTAATTGCAAAGTGCTCGATTGAAGAATTGTTGTCGAGCACGATGTCGTACTCCATCTGCTCGACCGATGTGTCGGCGTGGTTCTGGTAAAGGCTCAGGGTCTCTTCCCTCGCTACCTGCCTATCCACGAACATGGTCTTGCACGTGTACCCCTTCGCCTCCACCAGACCCTTGAACATCCTAATGGCGTCAGGCTCCCTGATATGGACGAAGCATACGCAGTTCCTGTCAGGGTTGACCCTGAACAGCCGGTCCACGTGCTTGGCCGTGTGTCGGATCGGAAGCCAGTCATATGTGTTCAGAAGCGACTGGATGTCGGCCATCAGCTTCCGCTCCTGTGGCCCCTTCTTCTTGGTGCTGACCCCCAAGTCCTGCAAGAAGCGTCGGACAGGATCAACACTGCTTACCGAGTGGTATACCCAATCGAACGATAAGGCTGCGCTGATCAGGTTCGCAGCCGAGTCCTTCCCCGACCGGGGGTAACCATTGATGACAATCGCTATGCTACGCATCGTATTTGTGTGTCTTGACATGTACCTCATCTAATTCTTCGCAGAGGATATCTTCTGCTATGGACTCCACTGAGTCGTCATCCAGATTGGTGACGAACACCACACCAGACCCCTCATCGTATGGGATCGACCCCACCAGCATGAAACCACACTCCGGCATTTCATCCTCCAGGCCGTCCAGAACCTGCCTAAGACGCTCAAGAACATCAGTCGCCGTTCTCATTCCGTACCCTTATGCTGCACGAGAGATGCAGAACCTGATAACCTTGAGTGATGATTCAGAATGAGTCAGGCCCCCGCTACCGCTTAAATCATCACCCGATCCAACGGTCTTACCGGTCACATCGGAAACCTCCTTTTCTGCCTTCTTCGTTGCGTCCCCGATGGCGACTAACGGGTTGAGATATCCGCGAATTTCCACGCGAACGCCACCAACCTTGCTGTCGTCCCTGTAGACGGTGACGGTCTCAATCACCTCCCGAAGCGCCTTGATCGACTCACCGTCCCCCTCGGTTACTCCGGCCTCGACCGCCTTCTTGAGGCTCTTGAGTTGTTCCTCAAACTTTTTAACCGCCATTGGGTGCAAATCAATGGTCTTGGGCACCTCTGGTTGAGCTGCGAGCAATCCCCTGAGCCGGTCGCGCTCCGCCCTAAGCTGCGGCATTTTGGCCTCCAGCATGTCGAGCTCGACCACACTCTTCTGGTAGAGGGTCAGTAGGCGGTCCATCTCACCGACCACCTTGGCCAGCTGCCGTTCGTAGTAGGCACGGTTGTCAGCTATTTCCTTCGCCAACCTCTTCCGCTCCTCGATGTACTCTTTCAGGTACACGGCGGTGGCCTCTGGGTTGGTCAGCTCCTCAGCCAAGGCGTCAAGCACCAGGTTCTCAACCGTGTCGAGATAGAAGGTCTTCGGGTCAGGGCACGTGCCGCTCTCCACTGCCGCTGAGCAGCGGATGCGCTTTCGATTCGTCTTGTCCGCCCCTTGGATCGACATCCCTGCCCCGCATGAGCCACACCGCAGAAGTCCGGACAGGAGCCGCTTGGGCTTCCTTGCTTGTGCGTGAAGGGGAACATTGGCAGTGGCCCTCTTGAGCTCTTGCACCTTCTCCCACAACTCTGTCGGAACGATCTGAAGCTCAGGAACGTCCTTGAATCGCCATTGGTCAGGTGGATTGGGTCTCGACAGCCGTTTGCCCGTGTCAGGGTCACGAATCATCCTGACGCGATTCCAGACCAACTTTCCTGCATAGATGTGGTTACGGAGAATGCCGTGCCCCCTCGAAGCGTTTCCATTGATCGTGGAGGCGTTCCACTTGGTCCCCCGTGGCGGCGGCACCCCTTCCTCGTTCAGGTCGTGAGCGATCTTGCGGGGAGGTTTCCCGCTTGCATACTCCTCGAATATGCGCCGGATGATCTCGGCTTCCTCTTCAACGATGATGAGCTTGCCCTTCTGGTTGGGGTCCGGCCTGTACCCGTAGGCCCGCCCACCGGCTGACAGCCCCTTGTCAACCAGACTTGCCATGCCGCGCTTGGTCTTATGTACGTTGTCCTCGCGGTAGAGCTGCCCCACCAGACCCCGCAAACCGACCAGCACCGTGTTGACCACACCCTCATGGACGGCACGAATCGAGATGCCGAGGAAGGTCATCCGCTTGTAGAGCCCCGCGAGGTCTTCCATATCGCGGGAGAGACGGTCCACGGCCTCGACCAGGATGACATCGAACTTCCGCTCCTGCGCATCCTGCATCATCTTGAAAAGCCCATCTCGCCCGAAGATGGAGCCGCCCGACTTGGCCTTGTCCTCGTAGGTGGCGACCACCTGCAAACCCTCTCTCTGGGCGAACTCCATGCAGAGCTTTATCTGATCTTCCGTGGACTTTTCGTTCTGCTGGTCAGTCGAAAAACGAGCGTAGATGGCTGCACGATTCATGGGCTACCCATTTTTCAATGATGCCCTATGGTCCTCACGTGCCCCTTCTCTGGCAAGGGCCTTTATCAGCGCAATCATCTGCGGTGTGAGTTTCTTGGGGGCCGGGACTTTCTCCGGCCCCCGACTTGTCAGCTTGATGACCTTGCCCATGAAATTAATTTCACTTGCGACGCTTCTTGATGAAGATGCCCGTGTCGGCCTTCGGTTCTTCGACCTTCGGTTCTTCGACCTTCGGTTCTTCGACCTTCGGTTCTTCGGCTGGTGGGTTGAGCATCGCCTGCACGTCATCGAGCTTGACCATCTTCCGGCCAGGTCTCTTCGGGTCATCTTGAGCCACCAGCCTGCCTTCCTCGATTGCCTTCATCAGGCTGGACACGGTAATCCTCGGGTCGGCCATCGTCCGGACGGCCTCCGGCAGGCCAATCAGTTCCTTGTCTGCGCTCATGGTCGTCTCCATGCAATTAATTGCAAACTTATAGCAGATCATCTGCCCTACCAGAAGAAGCAGCCTGCATTAGCCTATGCGCCGCGCTACGGACGATACTTGGGTAGTCCTCGGCCTTGAGGTGGAAGACTGAGCCAGCCTTCAGGCTTTCCCTCTGAATGAAACTCTTGTGGCGGTGGGTCACTTGGTCATAGTGGCGGAAAAGGTCTCGGCACAGGCTGTCATAACACCCGTCTGAAATGATGGGCGTATCCGCAATGTAGTAGGCGTAGCTCGCCATCATTATCCACGGGACCAGCAAGTTCCGGTTCTTTGCAATCAATTTCAGGCACACGCGATCAAGTAGGTGCTTCGGCTGATGTTTCGCCTTTGGAGCCTTGGCTTCTGGAATAAGGGGCTCCGGTTTCGGAGCCCCCGCTTTCTTTTTGATGACGATTGGCATCGACCCTAACCCTCATAGACGACATCGGGCTCGAACTTCGGGTCCGGCCCAGAAATCCAGGCTATAGGCGTAAACGATTGCTCAGGCAGTTTTAGCGAATCAAACTCGGCAATGGAGACTGCAACGTCCTTCGTCCCCTCCAGAGTCAAACGCTTCCCGTGCAGCTTCTTCGCCTTTTCCAGGGCCTGCACAGCATCGTCCGCCTTCACGTACAAGGTGGCCGAAAGAACCATTTCCACTCTGTAGAGCTTCACTCTTCTACCCCTAGTTTGTGATTTCGCCCCTCCGCCATCGTGCATTCATGCAGGTCTCGCTCTTCCCGTGACACGGGTAAATGTATAGGTGACCGCAGAAACTGCATTCTGACGGTTCGGGCTTTGTTGCTTCGGTCTTCGGCGTTTCTTGCACTTCTTCCACGAGAGGGGCAGGCTCCCTCGCTACCGGTGCGTTCCGCTTCTTTACGATTTTTATTGCCATTCAGCCCTCCGCTGCCGTCAGGGTAATGAAATTAACTTCACTACCCTGACGAAATTTCCGCCCTAGATTTTCTTGTCGATGAACTTCGGAAGGTCATCGTCTGATGCCGCAAAGGCAGATTCCAGTGCGTTCACCAGCGACGGGTCGGGATCATCAACATGCGGGACGGTTGCATACGGCTGCGTGCTGTAGACATCGAGCCTCTTGTCGAGCTCTTCGATGGCCCCCTTCGCGATAATCATGCTGTGCTCAAGCGCACCGATATCCACGACCTGCCGTTCCTTAACGCCTGTCACTACCTCGGCCACCACGTTCAGAAGACCCTCGAAGCTGGTACGATAATCACCAACCAGATCGTAAAGAACTCGTGCATCATTTCGAGCTGCGACACTTGATTCATTCGCGGTCTCGACCAGCTTGATGATCTTCCGATGAAGCGCAGTCGTGTCTTCTACCGACAGGCGAATTGCAACGTTCTTGCTCATGAACACCTCCTTGGTTTTGCTACTTAGATGAGCGTCTATCACCCTAGACCTTAGTGCGAAGGGGTCGGGACACCTGTAAACCGTTCGGTTACTTCTTGGGGTTCTCATGGTCCCTCCATGGATTGGTGCTGCGATCCCCTTCACCCTAACGAACTTTCCTCGCTGTGCAATTAATTGCAAGGATCATTGGTTAATGCAGCCACCGCTGGGAACGACTGACCACCTGTGAGTCTGCGGACAGAACCAGGGTCTAGGTCTCGTGCTCCCTCAGTCTTGTGCACAATCAGACGCCCGTAGGCGTCCTGATAAATTGGGTCGTTCCATCTCAGATAGTATAATGCGCAGCCCTTCTTTGACGTACCACCGTCCGCCGACAGACGGATGAATCCGCTTCGTACCTGTGCGTGAAGATACCCGTTTCGGGTGTATACCGGTGCTGACTTGAAGACTCCCTTCTCGTAGAGGACTGCCTCAGCACCCTCAACCTTCTGAAATACCTCCATGCGATACTCCCTTATGCCAAGAGGATCATTGCGATGATGAAGCCGAAGGCTAAGACCACGGCAAGTTCACTAAGCATCTGGGTCATGTACGAGCCTCGAATTGCCAACAGCTTCCATCTCCAGGCGTGTAGCAGACATGAGTCTTGCACCACCCGAGATTCTTCTTGACCCAAACCTGAGTCAGGTTCGTTTGGCTCCACTTCGTGCATTCTTCGCACTTCCCTTTCAGTTTGATCGTGGACGCCTTCTTCTTGATGACAATCGCCATGCCCTGCCCTCCGTGGCCTTCCCTATTTACATCGCAACTTTCTCAGGCAGTGCAGTTAATTTCAAGTCGAAATCACGAGTGGACATATCGTAGTGGCCAGTGCAGTAAGAGTGCCCAGGCTTCGAGTCCAACCCACAAAAGAACCATACGCCGCCCTCCTTCTTCGTCGGCCACCTACAATGGCGAGATTTCAAATCGACAAGAGGAACATGAAGAGACGGGATGCCGTCATCTACGTACTCGTCATCTTCCTTTATCTCAGCCAGGAGGACCCTGCGTTCCTCGATTTTCTGCTTGAGGGTTTTGCTCTTGGGTGCTTGAGCCCAATTCCGTTTTTTCTTCCGTGGAGACTGCGGCAATGGATGGTTTGCCAGTGGGTTTGGTGTACCATCCCTCTCCGCCTTTCTCCTACAGCGGAAATACAGGCTGATAAT